GGATTGTGGTGTGTTATCGGCACTACCTAATGTTAGAGGTATTATAATTGATTTAAATCAAGTACCAAATCAATATAGAAACAAGTTTACAAATCAAGGTTTAGTTGGTTTCAGAATTGAATATCTTAACACAGATGGTTCAAAAATACCTAACTTTTTTAGAGTAATTACATCTTCATTTTTCTGTGAACCTGTAATTCAAAATCTAACGAACACTTCGCAAAAAGCGATAAGATACAGATATACTGATAGTAATAGTGGATTATTGTTTTGTACATTGTCACCATCATCAGCACCAACTAATAAACCGAATGCAATACCATACATTGGTCAACCTGACCAAGATATCATAATAACTAATACTTTCTTCAATCCAATAACCCTTGATATTGAAGTTGCTGAACACGATTTCTCAACGTTGGCTATTGCACTTTATGGTAATCAAACCAAATCTATTGATGATGGTATCTACACTTACTACGATAGTCAAAATAACATATACAGACAATATAACCTATACGAAATCAGAGACCAGTTTAATGAGCTTCTATTTGAGGTAAGACAAGACAGAGGTAATAATATAGATTTCAGTAAAAACTTCACTAACATCACTTCGTAATGGCTAAATTCACATGTCCTCCTCAAACACCATCAGGTGCTGGTACTTTTGCAAATAATCTAGTTGGTTTACAATTAGTTACTGGTGGGGGTTTGACACAAGGAACATTTAATTTTACACTTTCGGCAAGTGAGAAAGTTAATAGAAACTTTTCCACTGGAACTTTTTCTAATCCGATTAGTTTGGACTCAATGGGTATTACAGATATCAATCAAGCTAAAGCTATCATTGAGAATAACTATAAAGTTTACCCAAATTTTGATTTAACTCAAGTTACAAACTTTGTTTTATATGGGTCTATGGCCAAAAGGATGTCAGCTGCAGTAACACAAGTTATTAGTTATTTTCCTGCAGCACTAGAATCAACGACATTAAGATTGGATTATTCCACTGGTGTAACAGCATTTAATGTTGTTTTCAGTTTACAATATAATGAAACAACGTTTGAATTAGACCTTACTAAAATAAGAAATCCTTTTGGAATTGATTATACAACTAACTCAACTAGAAATCTATCCCTTAGAGAGATACCAGTATCAACATTGAGGAATATGACATTAGAATATGCCAAGTATTCCTTATATTATAATGAAATTGGGTATCAAGTTAAACGTATAGTACCAACAAATTCATTAACATCGGGTAATTTGAGTATCACCGTTGTTGGTAATCCTTTTTCAGGTGATACAAGTGTTTTTGGAAATATTATAGTAAGACCAAATGATAGTGAAGTTAATAAAGTTTTTAATGAAAATTTAGACGAAGTTGAAAACTTTTTATTAAATAGAACATCAACACCGATATATACAGCATCTTTCGTTATCCCTAAAGAAGCTGATGATGGAACTTATTATTCAGATAATGCTTCAGTAACTTGGCCAATATTGGGACTATGGAATTTAGATATCATCTCAAGTACATTTGTCGATTATTTAACAATATTGAATGATATTAGTGTCTCTTTTGATTCATATAGAACTAACCTTGTGTCAAGATTTTTCACAACACCAGCATTCAAAGAATTTGATACGATTGGTCAAAAAATGGACAAAGTTCTTCAAATATATGGTAGAAGTTTTGACGAGGTTAACAAATATATTACAAGTTTATCTTATGTAACATCTGTTAATTATAATGTAAGAAATGACATCCCCTCTCAATTGTTAAGAAATTTAGCTCAAACCTTGGGATGGCAGACAAACATATCACCAATTTCCAATACTGATTTTTTGAATTCTGTTTTTGGTCAAACAAATCAAGAAAAATCTATGTTCAGTGGTGTCCCTGTAGCACAAACACCAGACGAGCTAAATTACCAATTTTACAGAAATGTATTATTAAATACAGCTTATTTATTTAAATCGAAAGGGACAAGAAAATCAATAGAAAATTTGTTGAGATTGATTGGAGCACCTGAAGCTTTGGTTGAGTTCAATGAATATGTTTATTTAGCTGACCAAAGAATTAATATAGATAAATTTAATAGTTATTACGCTCAAATCTCAGGTGGGACTTTGGTGGAACAAACACCAACATTAGAAAGTTCAAATGTATTTACATTATTTGGTGTACAATATACTGGATTCACGACTACGGCAACAATCAGAGATGTTAATATTACTATTGAAGAATTCCCAATAGACCAATTTGGATTCCCAAGACCAATTACTGATAGTGAGTCGTACTTCTTTCAAATAGGTAGTGGTTGGTTTGAACAAACACCACAACACAGAGCACCTGAACAAGTAAATTCTACTTTGAGTGTATTTACGGGATTAAATCCTGATTATCAAACAAGTTTAAAACCATACACTTATGGTCAAGAATATTTAGACAGATTCAGAAAATTTCCATTTATTCAATTAGGCTATAATATTTCACCATCTGTTGATAATAACAAATCTTGGTACGATTCTGAAGTACTACTAAGAGTTAACTTAGATGGTAATATTAACGCAAGATACTTCGTTGCTGATGACAAATTAGTTTTAAATGTTAAGAATACTGAGATATTTTTGAATCCTGCACAAGGACTTTTATATGATGTTTGGTATATGTCACGTTTGTACAATTATCCAATACCAAATCAAGGTATGAATTATGTCAATCCGAATGGGTGTTTTCCAAACGCGGCAAGTTGCTACCCTGATAGAAATGGTGTTGATTGGACGATTATTAACCCACAACCAAAACAAAAAACCTTCTTCGAATTTGCTCAAACATTTTGGAAGAATACGATTAATGTAAGAAATAGACAATATTCTACTGATGGTAAAACTAGTGGTTACCCAACACTACAATCAATTTATTGGAAATATTTACAATCATTACAAGATGTGAATATAGCAAACAATAATTTCACTTACCAAACTATGATAGAATACGTTAATGGTTTGGGTGATTATTGGATACGCTTAATTGAACAAATGGTTCCAGCAACAACCATTTGGAATACTGGTGTCAAGTTAGAAAACTCAATTTTCCATAGACAGAAATTTCAATGGAAAAGACAAAGAGGTTGTCAGATTATATTAGATACACCACCACCAACACCTGACCCTGTTGATTTATGTGAGTGTATAAGTATTACTGGTGCTTCAGTTGGAAGTAGTACATTAATAACAACATTGAGTCCTAATGGTTATGTTAATGGCAAACAATCATTCTTGGGTTATGACCCTTGTTGTGGTTTAGTTAAAGATATAATTATTTCTTATAATTCGGGGTCAACTCGTTGGGAATATTATTATGATGGAACTCTTGTAGGTACTTTAAACTCAACATCTGATTGCCCAATTGGTAGTGTTTGGTCGAATACAAAAAATAATGTTGGAACTATTTCATCAACTAATAGAACTATTTGCCCAAATCCTGCATCGTTTACACCATTGAGACCTAATCCTTGTAGACCATGTGAGTTGAATGATAGTTTATATACCTACGATTGTCCTATACAAAACACAGAGTGTCCAAAATATCCTTGGTTAAGTGACCCAAAACTTGGTAGTTTTGGTAGTGTTTTAGGTAAATTGTTGAATGAATATCTTACTTCTATTGGTTATGACCCAAATAATTGTAGTTTGAATACGTTAACCACAGAGTGGTATGTGGATATTAGGATAGATGATATTCAAGTTGTTTCTTACCCATTCTTCAATGGAATAGGATATAATTTAATACCATTAAGTTATCCTACAACTACGAATTGGGACACAGCATTAGTTACCGCTATGAATTTGATTAAACCACTAGGTTATGATTATTACTTTACTAGTGACGATACTATTGTAGTTTATAATCAAGTGTGTTCTGTGTCAGAAGCTGATATTAACTTCAAGTTAAATATCGGAATAAACTTCTCAATTTATTGTGTATAATGTCTTGTTTTTTAGATGTAGTAGTAAATAGTATAACTGGTGATTGTAGTAATACGTCCTCAGGTGCGTTTAATATAAGTATCAATGGTAGTGCTCCTGATTTTACAATTTCTTGGATTGACCCTAGTTTTGGTACAATTCCACTTAGTGGTGCCACAGGGTACACAATTAGTGGACTTTCGGGTGGTTCTTATGTATTTAATGTTATTGATAGTTGTTCAGGAGGTAGTACAACATTTCCTGTAAGTGTCTATATTTCGACAGGGACTTGTGTTACCTTGACAGGTGTTCAGAATACAACTTGTAATCTGAGTAATGGTAGTATTACTGCTGATACAACAAATTATTATAATTCACCTACTTTTAGTTTATACGAAATATCGAGTGGGTTTATTACTTCAGGACAAAGTTTCAACAATATCTTCACATTTAATTCTTTATCTGCAGGTACATATTATGTTATTGCGGACGATGGTGGGGGATGTACTGGTAAATCTGAATCATGTATTGTTAAGTCATCAACTACGTTAGATTTTGGTGTATATGTCATCAATGATGCGGGATGTGCAGTGGACTCAGGGGCAATCTACGTTACTGGTCAAACTGGAGTACCACCATACACATATTTGTGGTCAAATGGTCAAACAACCCCATCAATCACAGGATTAACACCTGGTAATTACAATGTGGTGGTGACAGATAGTGCTGGTTGTTCTAATAGTTTGGGTGTGGTTGTAAATGAAGTACCACCAATTGGATTGGGAACATTTACAATTACAAATCCATCTTGTTACACTTCGGATGGAAGTGTAACAGTTGTTACAACTGGTGGTACTGCACCTTTTTATTATTCAGGTTCTAACGGAACTGTAACAATTACTTTTGCTTCGAGTTATACATTTACTGGTGTTGCCGCAGGTAATTTCTCAGTTAGTGTAACTGATGCTGGTTTATGTAATTTTGTGGCATCCACAATTTTGTTGACTCCGAATTCATTTACTAACGTAACAGTTTCAACAACCAACTCACTATGTAATAATAATACAGGTGTTGTTTCAGTTTCTCTATTTGGTGGTTCCCCTCCTTATTCATATACTCTGATAGATTTCACAGGAAACTCAGCAACAACAGTTACTAATGCAACAAATGTAAACTTTAATGCCTTGGAATCGGGTAATTACACCTTACAAATTACTGATGGAGGACCTTGTGTTTTTACTCAAGCTGTGACAATAAATAATACAATTTTATATACTTTAAGTTCAGTTGTATCAGGTACAACTTGTGGACAAAATAATGGTGTTGTTACTTTAAATATAAGTAGTGGAGGTACACCACCCTACATCTATCAGATGGATGGTGTTTTAGTTAACACAAGTTTGTCAGGTTATACATTTTCAGGATTAGCACCTGGTAATTACACAGCATCTGTAATTGATGCTAATTTATGTCAACAATTTTTACCAATATTAATACCAACCTCATCCTCGGTAAATTTTATATTAAACCCAACATCACCACTATCGGGAAATGATGGGATGATAGAAACTTTTATATTAGAAGGTGAACCTCCGTTTAATTTAATATGGAGTTCAAACGCACCAAGTGGACAAACTGGTTTAACAATAACTGGTCTCACTGCTGGTACGTACAATCTAAGTGTTACAGATGATAATGGATGTACACAAGTAAGAAGTGTAACTTTATTCGGATACAATTTAATATCTTCATATCAAGTTTTAAATATTTGCAACGATAATTTTGTAAATTCGGGTCAATTAATCAAAAAGGGACTACAACAGATGTATCTTGAAGGTTTTCATGACTTAACATCAGGTGATACCAATTGTTTACTAAGTGCCGCAACTTTTGTTTGTGAAGTTAGTGTAAATGGGGTAACCAACTCAATTGGTTTTTATAATTCCACATCGTTAAACGATTTTCCAACTGATAGTGTATATTTTAATGTTGTTGAAATATTATTATCACTATACCCCGAATTAGAAACAATAACTATTGATATATCGACAGGTGAGATATTAATTAGTTCATTGTGTAATCCATCCATTGGGATGATTGATGCAACAATAATTGTGAGTGTAATAATTCTTTACAACATAAATTGTGTAAGTTGTGCATAATAAAAAACCCCACCTAAAAAGTGGGGTTTAATTTTACCATAAATTTTCTTGTTTCATATATCCTAACACACAACAATAAGCATCACTCATATCAAAATTCTCTTTCTTAAGAGTATTGTTTTTTGTGTAACCCCAATTTATTTGAGGTTCTCTTTTGGCTACTTGTTCCCAAATAATTTGTTTTTTGTCACAATCCTTTGGTAATCCACCAAACAAAACAAACTTCCCTTTACCATTATCTTTCACTAACCATGGGAAAGCGTTTTTTCTTGAGTTGTATGTTGATATGTATTCAGGAACAATACCTAAAACATCATATATCTCTTTGGAAATAAGAGTATTATATCTCATTAAAGTTTGTATAGTATAAACATTGTTACTATTTAAAAGTGGCTCTTCGATAACAACTTTTTTGATGTTTAATTCATCATACCCCTCTAATTTAGTTTTGAAAATTTCGGTCTTAAGAAATAATTCCTTCATTTTATTTTCTTCTTTAGGTTTGGTTACTGGTGAGATATGAGTTAATTCCAATAATTCCTTACTTTCTATGTCAAACAATGCCCAACCAATTGTTTTCGTAGAAATATCTAACCCCAAAACCTTTGGGGATTGTTTCATTTTATCATTCATAAATTAAATATCTAATTTGATTACAAACTGTTGAATCCCCGTTCTCGGATATGGAGATTGTAGCTTTGAAACAATCATAAGATTTTTGTCTGAATCGTAAAGACCAATTTCAGTTACGAATGGTTGGACTGAAGTATTCCACGATGGATTTGAGGAGTATTGGAATTCTGATTGACCTAATACTATCTGATACCTCATTTCATAAATTGTGGCTTGAATGTCAGTTTCTATATTACCATAAAAATAATATTCATCACCAAAATTTAATTGAGTTCCTGAAAAACCTGCCGTAGTTATATCAATATAATCACTTAAGTCATAAAGTGGTGCATTATCATATAAGTCCTGAGTTATAACAAACGTATTACCTGTTAAACCTGATTGTGTTAAATACCCATTATTACTTGTACCACTAAGTTGGAAATTATAGTCAATTATTCTCCATTGTGATGGTTCTGGTCTACCATTACCCTCAACCTTTTGACAAATAATTTCAAATGAATCAGCAATAAAACCTGACGTAATATCACAACCTACAGAACATATACTTGGATTAGATGATAAACAATTAAATTCATCACCAAATCTTACACTAACATTTTGAGAATTCAAAGGATTACAAGTTATGTTAGGTCCTTGTATTACTTGATAATAATTAGAATGTAAAGAATTAGTATAGGCTGAAGAGTTTGATAATCGATATGTAACGTGTAAATATTCAGTTTCGCCAGTCAGAATTCCCTCAACAGATTCGTTATCCAAACCACAAATATTTGGTGTAATTAAAGCAACCTTTGGCGCTGGTAATGTCCAGTTTCTATTGGCTTTATATGACATTGCGGCAATAATCTCTTCATCATCAATAATGATTAGTTTGTGGTCAGGAAATACCTTACCAATTCTGTTTGGTATTCCCGCAATCGGTGTTGTATTTGGGTTTGGATTAGTATCCCATAGGTGATAATATCTTATACCTGGATTATTCATATCTTGGTTTTGATTTGACTCCAAGTAATGAACAGTAAATAATGGTATAATTAAATCATCAAAACCAGGAGGGTCAACATAAAAAGTTTGTCCATAACAACATTCAGGGTTTTTATGCCACATTAACCACGGAATGTGTAATTTGAAATTCCTTGCTTCTCCTGTTGTATCATCAGGTTCAGTAATATCGTGAGGTTCCAAGGCGAATTTTTCACCATAGAAAAAATCAATCGTATTATTAGTATAATGAATAATAGCAATGGCCTTTTGTTCTTCAGGTGTAACTACAACCTTTTCATCAAAAGAGTTATAATAATAAGTTGAATCAGTATCGGTTTGTCCACTACTTGAAGCGTAACCAAAATATTCTTTAGACCCCAAATAATCAATAGAACCAAATTTAGTATAATCTTTGTGTGTTGAGGAATTTATACCTGCTGGACTTTCTGACCAAGGAATATTCATATTCCAAATTTTAACATCAAATTGGTCAGTATAACAAACCGATTCAAAATTGATAACATCATATGGGAAGTGTTGAGATGGTGTTACACTATCATAAATCTCAGTCATTCCTGATGGATATACAATTACACGAGCATAACAATCACCACTTAAATATGTAAAATCAGGTGTTGACCTATCCAAAGTTATATTATCCAAACAAACATCAACAATTCGATATGTTAAAATCGTATAACAACTTGACATATCCACAACACAAGTTGCAGTATAACTCGGTAAACACGGGCCACAATTAGTCACAGGACAAGTTGTGGTTGTAGTTGTTGTTGGAGGTGATGGTGGACTACAAGCGTCAGTTGTTGTTGTTGTCGTTACTGGTAAGGTAGTTGTAGTAGTTGTTGCAGTGAAACAATTACAGTCATTAACACCATTACCATCATAAATTATCGTTATAAAATCACCAATTTGATAGTTCCTAACAAAATCATTGTTACATGTAATTGCCGAAACCACAATCAAATTTGAACCATTCAAACCACTCATTTGTATTACATAGTTAGATGTTAGTGCGTAGTCACCTGTGGTTATTGCACTCCACTCTATGTTTGAACCTGATGTTGTACCTAAGAAAAACCCCCTTGGTGATGCTGTATTATACACTGGACTTACAATCGATTGCATAAATGGGATTCCATATGTATTTCCGTTGTTACCATCCACGTAGTAAGGGTATTTAATGTTTTCCTTATTTGATTGAGGAACACCTGCCGAATTTTGAGCATTGAAACTTGGCTCTAATACTCTACTATTATATTGGTTATAACTTGTTTGAGGAATAGCATTATACGAAACTTCACTATCACCAATTTGAAAATAACTTATATTAAAATTACCTTGAGAAATTTTTTGTCTCCCAGTATCGGTAATCCTTGTGTTTATTAAACCTGCTGTGTTTTTTAAAATATATCCCATAAAGATAAATATCGAAAATTGATTTTATGTGACGATAATGTTACAACAATAACATCCTGATATAGAAACATTACTTAAAGTGTAATTTTCAACACTTTGACCTAAATAACAAGCGACATCTTGGTTTTTAGTTGTAGTTGTATATGTTGTTAATATTAAAGTATCTGAATTTGTATAAGTGAGATTGTTCCATCCCTCAGTGTACGAAGTGATGTAAACATTTTGATTTTGACAACCTGGTGTTGGATTATAAGTTGTACTCAAAGTCGAACTTGAGTATGAAATAGATTGTGTGACACTATTTTTAACCAAGTCACTCGTTGACGTTGTTGTAGAAGTACCTGAGAATGGAGAAGATTTTGAAGTATTTAAATGTACCAAATTAAATGTTATAGTTACACCACTTGGTAAACTTGGAAACACTGAAATAGTTGTATCGTATTTTTTTGTTAATGTTGTATTGTTATTAACTATTGTTGTTGACGAAGTATTAATTGTAACGTTGTATGTTATTGAATTATTCGATGTGTTTAGAATAACAGAATTTGTTGATGTTTCACCCGACACGTCTTTTACAATAACAGAGTATTGACCAGGACATAAATTACTAAATAATGGTGTATTAAAATAGGTTAAACCATTATTAATTGAGTAGGAATATGGTGGTGTTCCATTGTAACCTTGAATTGCAAAAGAACCATCACATCCACAAATTGTATCATTTATATTAACAGTTGAAGTTAAAATCATATATTAGCTTGTTGAAGTAAATGTGTATGTACTTGTTTTAGTACCCCCAGCAACTAAATTGGCTGTTAATGTAACTAAATAAGTATGTGTATTACCAATCGGAGGACACGGGCCTTCCCATCCTTGAGTATTTGAAGCACCTGGGTCACCTGTGGTTGGATTTATTGTCACACCACCAGGCCAAGGTATTGATGAACTAACCTGAGTGGTTGTATTTGGTATATTTGTTACATCCCAATGAATATATCCCGGATTGTCTAAATCTTCACAATAAATTTCAAAACTACTAATGTCTGAACTTGTTAAACCCCCCAACAAATACCATTTAAACCAAGGAGTTTCATTAGAACCACCACAAGCCCCTGAAAATTTAAATGTTGTTGGTATGTCACTATCATCTAACGCCCACCAAGCATTAATTGTTAAAGATAAAAAGTCAGAACAAGCACCTATTGATGTTATAGTTTGTTGTTGAGGACTTGGAGGATTAACAGACATTGTCCATGCTCCTGAAGTTGGTGAACTTGGATATCCTTTGAATATAGTCCAAGTAGATGTACCTAAAGCTGTATTTATAATACTACTTGTTGATGCCGATAACGACCATACTCCCGAAGTACCAACAGATGGGTTAAAATATACAATTTCATTACCAGAATTTGATATCCAAGATGTTTGGCCATTTATATAAGTGTTATATTGGAAAGTAATTTGAGTTGTGGTTGGAGTAGGTGTACCGCCAGTCCTTTTGGTTGTCGTAATTGACATACAGAAAATATTTTCTAAATAGTTTGGAACTGGAGGTAAAGTTGTTGTTGATGTTGTAGTCGTTGTAAAACCAGGTACTGTACAAGTTGTTGTGAAAGTATAGTCACCATAATAGTCACTAACAACGGCAGTATAACTACCAGTAGATAGACCATTTATTGTCTTACCACCTATTAGTGTAGCACCATTAGGAAAAGTCCATTCTATTGTGTATGGAGGAACACCACCAACGATACTTAATGTTATTGAACCATTTGAACTATCAGGGTTTCCAGTAATATTTGTTACATTACAGATTACGTTTAATGGTTGTATAGTGAGTACGTTACAATCATTTACTGGTATATAACCCGAGTTTATATATGACCTAGTTGTTGTAGTTGTCGTTGAAGTGGTAGGTGTTACACCAGTACAAGGTGTTCTTAAAACTTGTGAACAAAAAGGTGAACCCGAACATGTTACTAATGTAAATCCACTCGAACAAGTTAACCCAGTAACACCTGAATTATCAAAAGTAGTACCCGTTAAATCTCTTGTGGTGAATACGGTTACTAAGGTTAATGCTGATTGGGAAGTAATTGCACTCAAAGACGAAACACTACCTGAATAAATTTCAGCACCGAAACCACCAGTAGCTCCTGTACTTGAATTTAGACCTTCCATTTGAATATAATTCGGTCCTGCTGGTAAAGTTATTGGGAAAACTGACCAAGTTGAAAAAGTTTGACCATGTGTTCTATAAGCTGAAAATGAATTGTACTGATTACCGAAAGTAAAACCACTTGTATTAGCTTCAACTAATAACACACCATTTAATTTAAATCTGTAAAAATCGTCAGCACCCATTCCCAAATAATAGGTTTGAGATGTTGGATTATTGAAACAAGCAGTGAAACCAATCCATTCATTTGCTGGAGAAAAAGGTGATGTTGTTGTTGGCCAAACACCTGAGTAATTTAATCTACCTGGTGAATTGGGTAGAAAAGTTGTTGATTTATTACCCCATACTGTATTAGAATTAGCACATGGCCAAATTCTAGGTCCGTGAGTTGTTGCACTTAATGAACAACTTTCTAATAAACCACTTGGAGAAACAATACTTTGACCAGCACCCGGGCCTCCCAAAATATAATTTAAAGTTCTATCCTTCAAACTTTTGGTAGTATCAGAATCTATAAAAAATGATGTGTTGAATAAGGGTGTCCCATTTTTTGTTTGAGAACCAGTTGTAATTCCTGTCAGTATAATTGGAAACGTCAAATTAGTTATGTCTTCATAAAAAATTGTCCCCATATATCCGTTGGTAGAAAACTGACCTGCTTTCAAAACAACAAGAGTTGAGGCAGAACCACTGGTTGATGCGGTTACTTCTCTTATACACTCAGAATTATCAGGTGCTGCGGTATAACCAGATGGACAAAAACAACTCATTAATTAGATTTTAAATATAAATAGATTTATTGATTGTTTTGAACAATCTTTTTCATTATTTCGATGTATTTTATTGTTGAACTATTTTTCTCCACGTAATCAAAAAAATTAATGTTGGTTTTCAATTTATCTAAAGGACTTACATTAATAAATTCACCTTTATAAAATTTTGAAGATTTCAAGTCATCGGTAACACCTGCCATATGTAGTATTGAATGTTGATTATAAATCTCCATTGAATCTGTTGCCCACGAAAAACTTAATTCATCTGATATTTTAGTTTCATAATTATGTAACCATAAATTCCACAATAAAGACCACATTTCTGCTGTCCAAAATTGTATTTCACCAGGACTTATCGGAAATCTTTTTTGGTAACTCAACATTTGGTCATAAAGTGGTGTACAATCTTCATAAATTTTTTTCCATAGTTCTTTTGTCGTGTTTTTCAACAAATACTGACCACCACCTGAGTTAAGTTGGTTTTCTTTTATAGTATTAACATCAATTCCTATAATATCACTCATTTCTCTCAAAAGTTGACCTTTTTGTGAGTTTGGATGTCTTCCTTCATATCTTTTACAACAATCCATAATGTAGTTGTAACCAATATAACCGATTGTATCTGATAAATAATTTATTTCATCTTTGAGTAATGAATTGAAATCAGGTAATTTTCTGAATACAATATCAGCATCGTGTAAAAAAATATTTCTACTTAAAATCGGAAACTCCTCAATTAATTTGTAAACTAAAAATGGTTTTATGTTAGGTATATAATGTTTTTGTTTTCTATCATCTAAATAATGATGAACATTAATTCCTAAATCTTTTAAATTTAAGGATTCATCACTAGGTTTGGTATTACCATAAACCATTGCAAATACAACGTGTATTTGATTTGGATTGATTCCCATCTCAATAAAGTTGTGAACATAAACTCTTACTTGCCAATGAAAGTAAGGAACATCTGGTTGTGCTGATACAAAAATTAAATCCTCCATAATACAAAATTATAGAGGATTATTTGACTTTATAAATAATATAAAACATCCGCAGCCCCAATAAAAGTAGCATTTGCACCTAATGGTGTTATACATAACCACATTTCATCTAAAGTACCATTAACATTTGAACCAACTCTTATTTGATTGTCATCTAATTTAGTGGTCGTTAAAGCAGATGTACCAGCCTGACCAATTAATGATGTCATTACGTGTCCTGGTGTTGTTATTGTTGGAGTTCCATCACTTAAAGAATATTGAAAAGGTGAGTTAGGTATATCAGTCCAACTTGGCGTTGAAGATAATGTTGGATTGAATTCCATAGTCAACAAGTAATTATCGTTTGAAGTGTTTAAGATACTGATTGTGTCAAACTGAGATGTTACACCAATGTAATTTTCTTTTAATCTATAGCCAATATATGGGTATTTTGTACCTGAGGTGGCCATCGTAGTTGTTGCGGTGTAAGGAATTGAAACTGTTGAATATAAACCATTTAGGGCACCTTCTGTTGAAGTTTGAGAACAAATCATATCAAAATAACCTGAACCAACACCAACTTGTCTAATTTCGTATCTAATTGGTTGATTCGGTGAGGACATATAAACAGTTGGTATATTGTTTGCTGCGGTATAATCTAAAAAATAGAATGTTTGACCTGATAAAACCATACCAAATCTCACTCTACCTACACCTAACCATTGATAATCTACTGTCATTAGATTTGTTTCTGCCCAATCAAAATTATTTGGGTCGAATTCGGTTGAGTTCCAAGTTGTTGAGTCAGCACTAAAAGTACAAGAACCACTTAAGAATATATTAAATGTTATTGCACTAGTAACACCATTACTTTCCAAAAAGTAACCATCAAATACTGAATTATATGGTGACCCTGTTGTTGATTGAAAACACCCAACTCTTTTAATAACATTGGATTCAATTTGAAAATTACTAAAACTTCCCTCAAACAACTGACTTTTACCTGGTTGGTAAATTGGATGTGTTTTAGTTTTACGAATAACTAAATCATTGTTAGCTGATGTTGACATTCTAACTCTTGCGTATTGTTGACTAAATACGGATGTTGCAGTACCAGCAGTTACCTCACTAATCTGAAGTGGATTTTTATCGAATGTGTGTTTAATATCCAAAAGATTTTGGACAGCTGCGGTTCTTAATCTACCAAAAGCATCTAAGTTAGGTCCATCTGAATATTTTATTGAGTTATTAAAAATGTATGCCATATTATATTATCCACCAATTATTATTTCTTGCCACAAATGAAAGTGACATATAGTTTATGTTCATATCAACGTAAGCGTTCCCATCAATTGTACCCGAAGATGGTGTTATTCTTATTCTATAAGTACTTGCATAACCACCTTCGTCTTTGATTGTTAATTTATATCCTTGAATACCTGAGGGTGAAAATAAAGTGACATCAACATTACCTGAGTAACTTATTCCATTATAACTATAACCTGTAACTAATGTAATAGCTGAAGTTGATATACCAGTTGTTGATTCGGTGGAAGTACCTACACCTATAACATTAAAAGTACCACCAGTATTATTTACAAGTGTCAATGTTCCCGCCGAAAATGTACCACCAGTAACCCTTATGTCCGTTGGTAAATTTTGATATGTCGTTGCTGATATTGTTCCACTACTAGTTGTTCCCGTGACTGATAAATTTCCATTAATTGTTAAACCAGTCATAGTATTAACATTTACAGAAAATGAACTTCCATCACTTTCAGATAAAGTAAATGTATTATTATTGTAAGTAAAAGCGGTAACACTTGTGTCTGTAAATCCTGTAACAAATCCTGAAACTGAAAAAGTACCACCAGAACTATTAGTAAATGTTATTACACCTGTTGAGGAATTATAAGTACCACCTGTAATGTATACCGATTGTACTAAATTAGTTACTTGTTGGATTGTTGCTTTATATGATGAACCTGCAGGATTTTGCGATGTATCACTGGTATTAACAATATGTATTAAATCAGTGAATGTTACTCCTGTTGCTAAAGTTCTATCGGTAAGAAATGCCATTTTATTTTTTTATATAAATAGTTAGGACATAAAGAAATATGGAACACCATCCATAAAAAAGAAATCTTGTAAATCCATAAAGTCCTTATTATCATCACTACAATATAAAACTTTGAATTTCTCACAACCATCACTTGTAATTACCTTAATACCCAAAGCTGGTGCAGTTTTGAATTGTTGTGGAAGTGCAAATAAATTATTTAAAGGTACGTTTGTATCAATGTACGCAACCAAAACACATTGAAGGCCATATACATCACAAATATAAACTGTATAGGGAAAATTAAGACCAAAAATGGATGAAAATTCTAAAGTAGTCATTTGAATAGTTACTTTAGATAAATACTACATTTTATATAAACTAAAATCCACCATCAATCAAAGTACCTCCTTTACCTGTATCACCAATAGTTGAAATACAAATAGTACAATTTTCGAAGAAACTTACACCTGAAGTTGGAAAACTGTTTCCTGACAAATAAGTTGAAGTTGAACCCAAAGGTAACGTTGGATATGTGGTTGAATAAGAAATAAATTTCCAACATTGTCCATTGTATGGTGAACTTGATAAACTGAATACTTGATTTGGAGTATATGTCGGACCTGGTAAAGTTTGTATTACATATTGAGTTGGGTCAGAACATCTCTGATACAAATAATAACCAACTGCTTGTGAAGACGTTGGAGTAGGTGTTAATGTTGGAGTGATGGATGGGGTTGGTGTAATTGTAGGGGTTGGGGTTATATCAGGAGTACAAACACTATCACAACTTGACAAACCAGTGATACTTCCCAAAGGACCATCAACCAAATCTATTTGGTCAACACCGATTACGTCTAATTCTATACCTAAGAACACAACACACTTTGAAACACCATTTATATTTGCCTTGAATATATCTGATTGTGTTAAAGTACCACCTGATGGTAATATTATTGGATTTACAGCATAATATAAACTACCATTTGAACAATCAACGAACTTCTTACTCGAAGGACATTCTAATATTCCAATTACTGGATTAAAGGTAACTGTTCCTGAGATATTACAAGGTCTTGTCACTTCAGGTGTCATTGTAGGTGTTACACTTATTGTTGGTGTTGGAGTTGGTGTATAACCAGTAATTGTTGCATCCAATGCTCTACCACCACAAGGGTCACTTGGTGTTGGTGTTGGAGTTATTGTTGGTGTTAAAGAGATTGTAGGTGTTACACTCGGAGTAGGAGTAACTTCACAATCAAAAACCGCAGTGAAATCTAAAACTGAACAATTTACAGTTGGTGTTGGTGTTGGTGTTGGACATGCTCCACTGAAAACATAATCATCACATAAATCGGGACAACTTGAGTTACAAGGATATGGTCCTTCAAGTAAACAAGAGCCACCCAACGTAGTCGATAAACACCAAGTACCTCCAGTTGTAAAATATATAAAGTCACCATTCGTTGTTCCAGACCAATATGTTTCACTATTATATGTACCAGCAGACAAGTAGGTGTCATCATAACCTAAACCTGTGTCACTTATACAATATATGGGTGGACAACCCAAACAAGAAATTAATTCACTAAAAAGATTAATTGAAGAACCTGTTAAATCCGATAAACAATTTAAAGCATTATCAATAGTTGTTGTAGTAAATGATGGACAATAACTTGTTGTTAATGAACCAGCACCCCTTGGAACTGATGTGGTTAAATTTTCTATTTCCCAATCATTAGTGTCCCAATACATTACCATAAAGTCACCATTGATATTTGTAAACGTATAATATTGTCTGCCATTTATAATACCATCATTGTATAATCCTCTATAATAATAACCACCTGAATATTCGATTCCAAGTAATAGACAACATTCATCTATATTACATTGATATGTATTTGTACAATCAACACAATCTGTAAAAATAACTGGAATTGCAAAATCCATTTGTAATGCTGTCACATATGGATATGATGCTGCGTCACCATCGTCTGTAATGTTATGACATCCATAACTAACGTTAGTACTATTAGTAAAAGCTGCAAAGTAGACATAATATGACGCACCTGAAAAACCTGATAACGAATTAGGAATTTCGACAGAAAATGAATCAACAGAACAACATGCAGAAAAATCGTAGGTTAAATCTAAAGTACCTTGTAATTGTACATCCAAACCCACATAAGTTGAACCAGTAACGGATTCATCAGCTGAAATATAAAATGTTTGACTTGGTGGTATATTAATTATAATATTACTACCTTGAGAATCTATGAATGTGAATCCACTATATAATGTAGAACCTGTGTTTGCAACAAAAAAGCCGTAATTAGCCATTATTATTATACTACTAAATTGGAGATTATTTCACAATTATTATCGTCAACAACTTTAAGATTATATGATAGTTGACCATCCAAAATGAATGGGACATCAAAAGAATATGTTCCACCAGTTATGGTTGAAACATATACACAAGTTGTAAGGGGGTCATCACATAAATAAATGTCGAAGGGTGTAGCCCCAGTTACTCCATTTATTGTTATCGTTGTTGGCATTTGACAAAATTGTTTTTTATAAATATATTAGGTAGTAAAACTTTGTGAATATTATGGCTGACGATAATGAAATATTAGTAGACCTTCTACGTGATATATTTGGTAAAGAGAAACAACATTATGATTCTAAGGGTCAGATTTCCCATAATTGCCCTAATTGTGATGAAGGTAAGAATAAAGGTAATTTAGAAATTAATTACTTTAAACATGTATTTCATTGTTGGAGTTGTGGTGACACAGACAATATGCACGGTTCACTTGGTAAGTTAATTAAAAAATATGGTAAAAAGTCACATTATAAAACATATTCCATATTAGCTCCAGAAGAAAACAAACCATTACAAAGAAAGAAAGTTGAAAAACTAAAATTACCTGAACACTTCAAGAAGTTCAACGAAGTTTCAAGTATCTATCCTGTAAGGAGACAAGCCTACAACTATCTAATGAATAGAGGTATTACTGATGAAATTATTGAAAGATATGGTATTGGATTTTGTGATAATGGTAGTCACGCAGGTAGAATTATAATACCATCATATGATAATAAAAATGAATTAAATTATTATATTGCGAGAAGTTGGGATTTACATACAAAAGCTAAATATAAGAATCCTGAATCGGAAAAAGATAAAATCATATTCTTTGAGAGTTTGATAGATTGGGAAAAAGATATTACCTTGGTTGAGGGAGTATTTGATTCTATCTTTATACCAAATAGTATACCAATGTTGGGGAAACATATGAGTTCGTTATTATTTAATATCTTGTACGAGAAAGCCAAAAGAAATATAACAATTGCATTGGATGGTGATGCCTATGATAATGCGGTAAGTTTATACCACGAGTTAAATGGTGGTGAATTATATGGAAGAATAAAGATTGTAAAATTACCACTTGATAAGGACATCGCTGATTTGAGGGGAAACATAAATGAATATTACATAACAATAAGATGACAGATTTATATAAAGTAAGAGATGAGATATTGGAAATAGTGGGGAATAGACAAAAAGAACTACAACTTACATTTGAGGAAGAAGCTCATAAATATACAATGTTGGATATCAATGGAAAACTGAAAGATGATTGGTATTCCGTATCAAAGATTATTAAAAAATATTACGATGAGTTTCCAGCTGAAGAAATTGCATTAAAAAAGGCCAAAGGTGATGTTGAAGAACAACAAAAATTATTAAAAGAATGGGCTGATGCTGGTACATATTCTACTAACTTGGGGAGTAGAACCCACTATTTGTTGGAACAAAAATCATTGGAAATGTTTGATATCGAAAAAGAAGTTAGACAACCCATATTTGATTGTGATTTTGAACAAATATTGAAGAGTGATAGAATGGTTAGTGCTGGTGGTAATTATTTGGAATTAATGAAAGAAAGAGGTGCGGTTTTACTAGATACTGAAATGGTATTAGGTGATAACGAATTACAATATGTTGGACAACCCGACCAAATGTGGTTAATTGAAAATAAAGAAAAAAACCAAATAGGTATTTTCTGTGGTGATTATAAAACTAACAAACCAAAAAACTTTGAATCTAATCAATTTACCAAACCAATGAAGTATCCCTTCAATAAGTTACCAAACAATGCTTTGGGACACTACTATATCCAACTTCCACTATATTTAAGATTATTATTTAAAATGTTGAAAGGAAGTAAGTATGAAAATATTGGACTATTTGGGGCAATTATAGTATTATTGAAAGACGATGGGACATTTGAAGAATTTAGAATACCAACATCGGTTATTAATCAGGTAATGAATTTGAAAATCTTTTAAAACAAAATGGAATTGGAAAACGAAGTATTAATTGAAAGGGAGAAGGAATATCTCGATGACTTGAAAATGGTGCTCAAAAAATTAAAAAAGAAATACACATTTATTTATAATGGTGTGAAGTTTGTCTCTGATAGGGAAATTATAGGTGTTGAACCTGAGACATATAAATTAATTTACAAAAACAACAATTAAAAAATGGAAAACCAAAAATTAGAATCAGTTGAAGTTTCAGTTTATGAATCTTTTACAACTTACCTTAGAAAAAAACCATTGGTTATTAACATTACAGATTATCCTGAATTGGATGGTATGGATGAAGACCAAATCCAAGCTTATATTTTGGAAAATGGTTGGGATATGAAACCTATGGATGGTAATGTTTATGAAAGTTTGATGGAAGAACTTAATAACCAAGATACCGAATGGGATAAAATTGATAATGAAGATTTTAATATAATTGTAGAATAATATGGATAACCTAATTAATACAGAACAAAACCTACCAAAAATTGACCTTAAAGAACAACCAACTATTACCTGTGAGGAGTGTGGGTCAAAATACTTTAAAGAAGTAGTTCTAATCAAAAAAGTTTCTAAAATGTTAACAGGTAGTTTTGAAGATACCTTAGTACCATTCCCAACTTATCGTTGTGATGATTGTGGACACGTTAATCCCGACTTCGAATTATTTGATAAATGATAGATAACAAGATATTATTGGAAACTTATATGATTGGTTTCTCTGACGAGTTGAAAGGTGAAACAAGGGAATTCAAAGACCCAATGTTAATAAGAGCATATGAGTTGGGAAAAGTTGATGCCTTTGTTGGTGATGATGTTATGTCCGTTAATTACCAATCTGATGAACATTTATTAAAAAGAATTAAAAATTATGTTGAAACAAAGAGACTTTAAATTAAGTAAAACTATAAGTCTTCATTTTGGTGAAGAAGCAATGTGGTATATAATACCAACACTTGGTTTTCAAAGAATTAATTGGGAAGGTATAACTGATAAAAAAGAAATCACACACCTTTTTACGATAAAATGGTTAAAAGGTAGTATTGGTGTTATTAAAAGATATTGTTTATAACGATTGGGTGTGGATTATTAACAAAAAATACAATAAAATGAATGAACAAGAAATGCGTGAATACTTAAAAGATAAATCTGAAGAGGAAATTAAAGAATTTATTATTGATAGGTTAAAAAAAATCTGTGAACAAGGTGAAAAACTATCAGTTGAGGATGAAGATTACGAAAGGGCTGGTGAATTATTGAAAATTAAAAACAGATTAAAGTGATAAACGGAACACTTACACATAACGTCCGATGATAAACAATCGTTTTGATGTTGTTTATCATTTGTTATACATAGTATTTTTTGTGCGGTGGGCTGATATTATCAAAATAAATTAGTATATTTACAAAAAAATAAAAAATTATGGGAGAATTATTAGAAACATTAAAAAAACAAAATTCAAGTGAATTAATCACAAAATGGGAAACTATTGGGTTTCTGAGTAACGCCAAAAACAAAAGAAATTTGGCATTGGCGTGTGAATTTTCAGCGTTATATCTATTAGACAATACAGAAAAGTATAATGGAGAAATAACAACATTAACACATCCAGTGATTGTTAGAATTTTTAGGGGAATAGAAGAAGATTTACCAGCCGAATTAATTTTTGATAAAGTGGTTCAGATTATTATACAACTTTCAGTTAAATTAATAACATATCAAACAACTGAAGTATGGAATAATAGAAACCCAAATTTAGACAATAAAGATATTGAAGCGGAATTTGTTAAAGATTTTTGTGATAATTTTCAACTTTAGTTTAAACCTATGCGTGGATAAAAAAATATTGTGTATAACTAAGAAATATACCCAATTGTCTTTAACCCCAACAAAATCAAGGTATTAAACAACACAACCTTCAAGTTTCAAATATAAAATTGTAATTGATATGATTAAAAAATTGGTTCATTTCTCAGATTTGCATTTGAGATTAATTAAAGACCACGACCTATATAAAACAATCCTTACGGATATGTTTAACCAATTCAAGGAAATACAACCTGATAGAGTCGTATTTACAGGCGACCTAGTACATAGTAAAAATCAAGTCAGCCCTGAACTTATTGAAATGGTAAGGTGGGTATTAGATGAATGTTCAAAGATTGCCAAAACAATTGTTATTGTTGGTAACCACGATATGTTGGAGAACAACTTATCACGATTAGACACATTAACCCCCATCATCCAATCAATGGACAATGACAATATTGTTTATTATAAGGATAGAGGTGTATATCAAGACGAAAATATAGATTGGGTTGTTTATTCATTATTTGAACATAACATTCCACCAGTTATAGAGAAGTCAGACAGATTAAAGATTGGGTTATTTCACGGACCTATTGTTGGTTTATACACAGATATTGGATATAAGTTTGAGACAGGATATGAGGTCAGTAAGTTTGAAGGATGTGATATTGTTCTATGTGGTGATATACATGCCAGACAAACGATTTATTTGGATAAAACACCAATAATCCAAGTAGGCTCAACAATCCAACAAAACTTTGGGGAATCTTTACGGAAACACGGATTTGGAATATATGATGTTATTAAAGATGATTATTCATTTGTTGACTTGAATAATCCTCGACCATTCCTTAAGTTTGAGATGAACTCATTTGAAGATATTATTGATGGAAAAGAAAAATTACTTAACGCTTAATAAACAAAACCAAAAAGATTTAACTGATTATTGTAAGTTAAATAATATTGAAGATGTTGATAAGTTCTTCCAGAAATGTTTTAAGAGGGGATATGATATTGAAAGATATGGATTGATTGGAAATACAAGTGAACCTGAAAAAATAATAGAATATGTTGAAAAAGAAGTTCCTATTGAGGTTGTTAAATATATCGAGAAAGAGACAATTAGAGAAGTCCCAATCGAAGTTATTAAAGAGGTTGAAAAGGAGGTCATTAACACAGTCTATGTCGAGAAGGAAGTCCCAATCGAAAAGATAGTTGAGGTAATAAAAGAAATACCTATTTACATATCAGGTGACACTCAAATTATTGAAAAGATAATTGAAATTCCAATTGAGGTTATAAAAGAAGTTGAAGTAGTTAAGGAGATTGATAAACCAAATGAAAAGATGGGGATGTTACAAGAAACCTTGATGAAACTGAGAAGGGAAATGGGGGATAAAGACAAAACAATTACAGAACTCAACAATAAGATTGAACAATTAGAGAAATTGGTATCAAACACTGGTGCCATATATATGAAAGGGTCAAACCTCAGTCAAAATCTTTAATTTTTTATTAGTCCCACTATTTTAATATAAAAAAGTAGTGGGATTTATTTACTTCATCAAAGACAACGCAAATCAAGTTAAAATAGGTTACACAAAAAGAAATGTAAAAGATAGGGTTAAAGAGTTGAACTCGCCAAATTTAATTACTATACTTGAATACGAGACAAAGTACCCCACACAACTCGAAAAAGCATTACATTTCAGGTTCAAAAAACATAATATTGAAAGAGAATGGTTTTGTTTGGATGACTTCAAGGTTGAAGAACTGAAACAGATATGTGAAATGTTGAATGAGGGACTTTGTGCAATAAAAGAAAACAATTATTTCAAATTATGATTTCAGTACAATTAATTACTTGGTTTATCCTATCTTACGGATTAATGAACATTATGGTTTATGGAAGTATATTCCAAGGACTTAGAGATTTCTTCAAGAATCTTGGAAATAATCCGTATCAACCATTCCAATTCTTTTTCCACTTCATTGATGGTATTTTATCTTGTCCAATGTGTTTCAGTTTTCACGGAGGATGGTTTTTATCATTGGTAATATTCTCACCTGTTCATATATTGTTTGGAGTTCCTATTTGGGGTTCTTGGTTCTTTGATGCTATTTTATCATCAGGTGCTGTATGGGCAATCAATGCAATCGTTGAATATTTTGAGGAAAATAGACCATCTAAATAATTAAAAAAAATTAAAATGAAGTTAGTAGAGTTTAAATTAGAAAAAGGTTCAGTTTTCGTCAATCCTGATAAGATTGTTTCAGTTAGTGAAAAACCTGATGGAAGGACAGAAATAACAACAACAAATTATAATGAATTTTATAATGTTGACGATAATATCACTAATGTTCTCAAACGATTGGACATTTATGGTAATTTTACAATTTACAAATTAAATCAATAACAAAATGGGAAAGGCAAAAAAAGAACACAACAGAAAGATTGCAAAAAGAAACGAAAGAATTGCTGCAGAAAAGAAAAAGTTCCAAAAACAATACACTGAATTGTTGGAACAAAAATTGAAAGAATACCAGGCAAAACTTACAGAAAACGAACAATTAGAAAATGAAATGAAAATCTCTTTAGGTGGACAAGATTTGAATTTCTCTATTGTTGACCCAAGTGAAATAGAAGTACCAACCACAGAAGAAAACCAGTAACATCCCTATGGATTTATTCAATCCACCCCCAGATTACAATTACAATTTTATGATTAAAGATATTGATTTTAACAAATTTGATAACCCATATATTCAAGTTGTATGGGAGGATTATCCTGAAAACTTTACACAAGAAAAGATAAAGAGTGTTAGACATTACTTCCAAAAGAAGTATAACTCAACTAATGTTAATGTAATAACCAAAACTAAATCTAGTGAGGTTACAACACAAACAATTGATGTATCATTCAATATCTTGGATAAGAACTATCAATATGTATTGGTAAAATCATTCTTGGAAAACAAAAATCTAACAAATCTAACAGAATCCATTCTTAATTTGGATAAAGCTGTTGATAGTAGATTATTATTAAATGAAAGTGAGATATCACCCTTTAAAAGATGGTATATCAAAAACATTGAGTTCTCCAATTTCTTATCGTATGGTGAAAATCAAAAGATTGATTTTGATAAGTGTAATGGTATCTCGGTGGTGGAATCAAATCCCCCTAACTTTGGTGGGAAAACGGTTTTAACAGTGGATTTATTGTTATTCTTATTCTTCAATGAAACAACCAAAACATCAAAAGCTGAAGAAGTTTTCAATAGATTTTCTAGTAAGGATAAAGTTCACGTCAAAGGTGAAATTATCATTGATGGTGATGAATATGTTATTGTTAGAAATATTGAAAGAAAGAAGAAAAAAGATGGGGATTGGAATGTAAAAACTGAATTAGATTTCTTTAAGAAGTTATCAGATGGAACATTACAGAACTTCACAGGAGAACAAAGGAGAGAAACTGAAAGTTTCATTAAAACTTCTATTGGTACGAAGGAAGATTTCTTAATGACAATTTTAACTACGGCAACAAACCTTGAAGAGTTAATTGACTCTAAACCCACAGCAAGAGGGCAGGTATTGTCTAGATTTATGGGGTTGGACTTTATTAAAAAGAAGGAAGACACTGGTAAAGAAATCTATTCAGAGTTTTCCAAGTCAATGTTATCAAATGTATATTCAAGTGAAAAGTTGAAATCAGACAATGATGGATACAAAGAAAGAATTGAATTACTACAAACGGAAAACATTACCCAACAAAACAATTTGATTGATGTTCAAAATAGGATAATCAAAGGACAAGAATATAGAGATACATTACTAAAATCCAAACATACGGATATTGATATTGAAATCTCGAATATTGTTCCTGAGCGTATTGAAAGTGAAATCATCGGGATTAAAACCCAAAAACAAAGTGTTGAAAAACAATTAAAAGAACTCAAAGTGGTTGAACCAACAGAGTTTTACTCGGAACAAGAACACGACTGGTTAAAAGATGAACACAAACATTATTACAAAAAGATTGTCCAATTAGAACAAAATATTAAATCGATTGAAAGTTTAAAATCTTCAGTTGATGGTGGAATTAAATGTGAACATTGTGGTATTGAATTGATGATGGCCTCAATAACCCAAAACAAAATTGCTGAACTTGAAGGACTTATCATTCATAAAACCGAAAATGAGGTGTTAATGAATGATTTAATAATCAGAGAAGCTAAGTATGTTCAGTTAAAAAAAGAATTTGATGAGTATGAGAAAAACAAACTTATCAAAGAAAAATATGAACTTACAATTGAGGGTTATCTGATGAAAATCAAAGGATTGGAAGATAAGTTGGAAAAGTTTAACTTGTTACAGGATAAAATATCCACAAACAACAAGATTGAAACCCAACTTATCAAAGCCAACCTAAGATTAGATGAACTAGATAGAGAAAAATCATCAGTTAAAAGAATATTGGATTCTAACAACTATCAAATTCAAAGTTTAAAAGATAAGATTGAACAAAATATCCAAATGATTGAGAAAATCAAAGTTGAAGCTGAAAAAGAAAGAATCTATAAAGTTTATTTGGAAATCTTTGGAAAGAATGGTATATCTAAAACAATAATGAAAACAATGATTCCAATGTTGAACTCTGAGTTACAAAGATTATTGGAAGATAGTTGTCATTTTAGATTGGAAATCAACATAAATGACAAGAATGAGGTTGAATTTGTTATGATTGATAACAACACCCAAGTTGAGAAATTAATGTCCTCTGGGTCAGGTTATGAAAGAACCATAGCATCATTAGCATTGAGAGCTGTATTGACAAAAATATGTTCTTTACCAAAACCGAATATTGTTGTTATGGATGAGGTATTTGGAAAGATATCAAACGAGAACTTGGAAATGGTTGGTGAATTTTTCACTAAAATTAAAAACTATTTTGAAAAGATATTCGTTATAACCCACAATCCATTGGTTAGTAATTGGGCTGACAACATTATAAAGATTACCAAAGAAAACAATATTAGTAGTGTGAGTCAGTAAAAATAAAATGGTGAGAAAAAAACTCACCATTTTTTCTTTTAACAGAAATATTATTCTATCTTTGTATCCAACAAAAACGGCATAACAATATGAAATACCTACTTTCAATTTTCATCGAACACAACGAACAAGAATTATTTGTAAAATCTATTGGTAAGGAGATTAGTACTATCTCATCCAAAAATGGTGTAAAATACTTTTTCGGCCCTCAGACAGCATTATTCACTTTCGAAACGAAACTTTCTTTTGAAGGTGTAAAAAACTTTTTTGACTCAATCCTAAGTGATTTGTCAATAACACATATCCTTGTCCCAATAAAAACTGACAAAATGTCATATTGGTTCGAAAAAGAACACGAGAAACTATTGTTTGGTACGGATATTTGTGCAACGAATGAAGAATATTCAGAGGAAGAACAAGAAGAAATGAGAGAAGCAATTTTGGGTGACTTAACCAAAATCTTTGAGAAAGAAATTATCGAAGAAAATAGAGTCAAACAAAAAATTGTTCCTACCTTGGATGACCTTTTGGATAAGATTAATATGAGTGGGTTGAACTCACTAAATGAAGAAGAAAAAGATTTGTTAAAACAATATTCAAAATAGCATGAAAGAAAAAAATTCAGGTATTCCAATCAATCAAGAAGAGATTCAACAATATCTCAAAGACATTAGAAAGAAAAAAGTTATGACTCCTGAGAGAGAGAAGGAATTATCCTCTTTGATGAAATCAGGTACATTAACATCAGGTGATGTGGATAAAGTCCATAAAGAACTATTGGAGGGTAATCTTCGTTTTGTTATTACAGTTGCAAAACAATATCAAAATCAAGGATTGGATTTGGCTGACCTTATTGCTGAAGGTAATTTGGGTTTAATGAAGGCCATTAAGAACTTTGATTGGAACAAAGATTTGAGATTTATATCCTATGCCGTGTGGTGGGTAAAACAATCAATCCTACAAAGTTTAAATGACAATGCAAGAACCATTCGTCTCCCTGTGAATGTGGTTCAAGACCTCCATAGAGCCAAGAAAGAAATTGACGCCAAAGGTGGGGAGTTAGATAGTAGATTTACCAGTCTTCCATCTATGGTTGATTTGGATATGGAAATCAATGAAGAAGGAGATAATCTATTCGATGTATTGAAAAATGATGACGCTGATATGCCTGATGAAGCATTTCATACCAAGGACATTTTAAGAACAAAACTATTAGGGTTATTGACTTGTTTGGATGAAAGGGAACGAGCAATCGTTGAGGACTATTTTGGCCTATCTGGTTCACCAAGAACATTGGAAGACATCGGTGGTGATTTTAATCTAACGAAAGAGAGAGTGAGACAGATAAAGGAAAAGTCATTGAGAAAGTTGAGAAACCTATCAGGTGACCTATTTGAATGGATGTAATTAATAAACAATTAATATTTATAAAAAAAGAAAGTATGAAAACAATAACTGAATTTTTGGGGAAACACGGATTGATTATAGCATTAGTTCTAGTTTTAATTTCTACTTGTACAGGAAGTATGAGTAAAAAACTAAGTGAGAAGAAAATGTTGAATCAAATCGATAGTTTAAGAACTGAAGTAGTAATTTTGAAACAAGAACTACTAAAAGAAATTAAAATTGAAGGATTGAAAGCTGAGAAAAGAATGATTCAATCAACAGACAGAAAAATCCTTGATGTTAATAGACAAGCTGAAATAGACAAAGAACTTCAGCAACTTGAAAAATGAAAATAATAATCACGGAACAACAATTAGAAGAAATAAATAGATTTCAGATGAGAGATGACCCCAAATATAGGGGTTGTCTTATGTCTGACCTAACCAGAATGGAGTTGATTGATAACTTCCTAAAAAAAGTTGAAGACAATCCTGAATATAATACTGAAGACCCTGATTATGATATGTTATTAGATGATTGGGATGGGTATGATGACCAGGTATATATTCAAAATAAAGATACCTCAATTGTATTTTGGGAAGGTTGGGTTAAGAGTTGTTGGGATGCTGCATTTAAGAAAGAACAATATAAAGAATTAAAAAAATCGGAAGTTATTAATAAAATAATTGAAGAAAGGTTTCCAAGGATAGCAGATGAGTTTGATATGGATATAATTGATTATGGATACATTGATAATGATGGTTATATAATGTATATTGAAATGAAAAAACAAAATAATGAATAACTTATTTACTTGGATTAAAAATAATCCCATCCGTTCTATGTTTTTAATTCCCATCTTTTTGGTGGCTGGTATATCCATATCTCACGTTGTTGCTTGGTATGATATAACAAACCCTTATAGTTGGGCAATATATTTATCAATTGCGATTGAGATTGGTGCTATAACAGCACTGATTGCCGCAACACAAAGAATTAAAGGTGGCGTGTGGTTTATGTTTGGTTTGGTAACATTTGTTCAAATGGTGGGAAATATATTCTACTCATATAAAGAGATTGACCCGACAGGAGAATTGTTCACATCTTGGGTTGAACTTACGTCCCCAATCTTCGAATTGTTTGGAACAGAACCAACAGACATTATATCACATAAAAGATGGTTGGCAATATTGGGTGGTGGTTTATTACCTGTAATATCCTTAACATCACTACACTTCTTTGTAAAGTATGAAGAACCTGAAAAACCAACTACCAACGATACTCAAATCGATAAAGATTTAGAAATTGTGTCATTGATGGATTTGGAAACAATTTTGGAAAAAGAAGAGGAAGAAAAACCAAAAGTTAAAAAAGGTAGAAAGAAAAAAGAAGTTGTTGAATCACCGATTGAGGAAAAAGTTGAAATAACAACAGAAGAATTACCTACAATAGATTCTAAAATTGAAAGTGAGGAAGTTGAAACAGAGGTACAACCATATTTGAATCCTCAAGATTTTGGACTTAAATTGGAATCAGAAATACAAAAAGATGAAATACCAGTAACGCCAACTCGTCCGACAAAACTGACATACACCAAACCAAATATGTCCATAGATAGATTATGATTGATATAATTAAGTATGGAGATTTTAAACCTCTTGGTAAACAAAAAAAGAAGAGTCAAATAATTCTTACACACACTAGTAGAAATGTGGAGAATTATTTGGCTTCTTTACGTTATAGACATAATGGAAAATATAAGAAAATTCCAAATTATGTTATTACAAAGGATGGTAAAATTCTTCAACTTTTGGAGAATAATGAACATAGTGAATGTTTTTCGGAAAAAAACATCAATAGGAATAGTATTATAATATGTTTGGAAAATTTGGGTTGGTTGGAGAAACAACCATTGGAAAATCAGTATGTTAATTGGGTAGGCGATATTTATAAAGGTAAGACGTTCGAAAGAAAATGGAGGGACTATTTTTTTTGGGAACCGTATCCTGAAATACAAGTCCAATCATTATCAATTCTTTGTAAATCAATAATGAAAGAATTGAGGATGTCAAAAGATGTAATCGAACATAATACAAAAATAAATGGTATTGAAAAATTCGATGGAATTGCAACCAGAAGTAATTACGACACTTACTTTACTGATTTAAGTCCAGCATTTAATTTCGAAGATTTCAGAAAAAAAATAGAAAATGAATAATTCACACGATGAAATAAAAAGATTGTTGAAGGCATCAAGAACTATGTTATCAACTAAGGATTCAATTAATGAATCTTTTAATATTAGAAAAAAACATAATTTATTATCTGAACAAGAAATTGAGTTCGAAGGTGATAATGTAACCAAAAAAATTAGTGTTGGGGATTCAATTGAAGACAACATTAGAAAAGACGAAGAAAAAAAACGTAAGGATGAAAAAACCCAAGGATATAGAATATCTGGTGGTGTCCTATATTTACATGGAGAAACAGAAAAAGAATTAATCTTGACTTCAGATGAGAAAAAGGCATTTCAAGAAACTATGGAAGAGTTTGTTAATGAAGTTTCAAATTATACTGATTTCGGTCCTTTAAATGTTTATAAAAATGATGTAACTTGGGAAGGTTTAATTAATGATTTTGGGTTGAATTTTAGATATTCAACAGGAGAAAAGGAAGGGGTTTACATTGAAGGTGATATGATTAAAGTTGATAAAAGTTTTATTGAATTTGCACAAAAACTTAATAGTTACTATGAAAAATTCAAATCAAAATGGGTATCAATAATAGGAACTAGAAAAGAAACCAAAATAAACCAAGATTTTGATTTTGAAGATTAATATGAGCATAATAAAAAAAACAATCAAAAAATCTAATATTACTGATTTAATTGGTAATACAAAAATGAATTTACCAATAGGTAAACTTTACTCAATGAAAAAAAGTGAAGCTAAAGAATCTAAAAAATCAGGTGTGACTACAACTAAAAAAGATATGACTGAAAAATGGAGTCAAAAATACAAAGATAGTATTGATTGTTCCAATCCCAAAGGTTTTAGTCAAAAAGCTCATTGTGATGGAAAGAAGAAAAAGGAAACTAAAGAAGCAACTGGTGCTGGAAGTGCTGGTGGATTTGTAGCACCATTGGCTTTCAATCAAAATAGTAAGTTTGTTAAAGATAGTTTTAAAGAAACACCAAAGAAAGTAGAAACTAAAGAAGCGACAGGTTCAGGTTCTTCAGGGTCTTACGAAACACCTGCAGCTTGGGCTAAATCAACAAAAAAGAAGGATTGGAGAGGTAAAAGTAAGACACTATTCCCTGGTGGTCAATTTGTTCAGGTTAAGAAAAAATGTAAAACCTTTCCATATTGTAACCAAGGAGATATCAATGCTTTAAAACTTACAAATGAAAGTGATGTTTCTAAAACAATATCTAAATTGAGTAAAAAGTATAATGTAAGTGAAAATTATATTCAAAAACTAATTATCAAAGAATATCGTAAAGGAAAACTATAATATTTATATTAAAAAACTAAAAATGAAAAATACACAAAAATATTTAGAAACTTTAATTAAAAAATCAATCAATGAAACTTTGGAAACCAAAGCTATTAAATTGATGGATAAAATTAAAGAAATGGAAATGGAAGAAGGATTTGATAGTCCTGAGATTAAGTTTGATAGAGGTGGTAAAGATTATGACAAATATGAGTTCAGTAGAAAAGTAAGACCATATGAGTTTATGAAAGATTTGGAAATGGACTCACTTACACCTGATGAATTTGAATATCAAATGTATACTAAAGACATCGACTTAGATGATGAACTATATGGTGATGATGAGGACTTAGACCCATTTATCGATGGTGATGATGACGACATCGAACCAATCAATGAAGGAGAAATGTGTGAACAATGTGGTGGTGGACTTAGTGAAGGTGAATGTATGGAATGTGGTTACAGACAAATGGAGGAAGAAACATATGATTTGAATCCTGAAAACGAGTTTGATTATGTTGAAGAAGAGGAAGAATTTGATTTATCAGATTTTGAAATTGAAGATGACTCTGAAGTATCTATGAAAGACAAAAAATATGGAATAGGTTCTGATGTTGATGATGACGATGTTGTCCGTGGTTATTGTAGTCAAGAAAGTCCAAAGTACAATATGGATGCTTGTAAAGCAGTTAAGGGGGCTATTAATGAAAGATTATATGGTAAACAAACCAAATTGGATAAAAATAAAAATGGTAAAATTGATTCAGAAGATTTCAAATTACTAAGAAAAAACGTAAACAAAAAAAGAAAAGATAAAGCTGAAGTTGAAGAAGGTAATGCTTTCACAGCTAAATTAGCTAAAACAAAAAAAGGTGGGGAGTTCGAACTAAATGGTAAAAAATTTAAAGATACATCTAATTACGATATGAAAAATGAAAGTATAGAATATCACATTAAAGATAATCAAGGTGACATAATTAAATTAACTGAAAATGAAATAGTTGATTTAATTGAAAGTTTAGTAAATGAACAAAAAACACCTGGTTTTAAAACAATTGGTAAACCAAGAGGACTTACAACTTACGAAAAAGCTCATAAAGGTTCTGGTGATGAAAATAAGGAGTATTTGAAATCAGTTACCAAAAAAATGAAAGATTATTTGAAAGATGGTTCTAAGGGTACATATGAAATGAATCCAAAAATGTTCCCACAAGGAAATGGAGAACTAGCAAAAATGGACAAAAAAGCATTCAAAATGACTGATGAGTTGGAGGACTTCAATTATGAAATAGCCGGACAAAATTTCCCAGTTCCTGATGCAATTGACTATAATGAAGAATGGATGGAGAAATTATTTAAAGGTGATTCTATGACAGGTAATGCACCTGGTGGAAATGCTTTGGAATCTAAAACCAACGATAGGTTCAATAAAATGAGAAAGAAAAACACTCTTAAAAAATTGAAAGACCAATCATATAAGAGAGTTCCACAACCTGTATTTAATGAAAAATCAGGAACAGACCAAGGAAAAGGGTTAAATATAAAATTGGAATCCTTAGAACCAAAAAAAGCTAACCAACTTAATGAAGAATTTGATAGAATCAAACAATTATTAGGTTATGATAGAAAAACTCAGTAATTACATTTTATTATCAGTTATTATATTCTCCATAAGATAAGTTTCTTATGGAGAATTTTTATAACTATGTGACGAAAGTAGTACCATCAGACGAAGTTGATATTTGGTTAAAAATCAACAATATAATACCTGAAAAAATGGAGTTATTTTCTGATTTCAGTCAGTCACTATATGACTTGATGAGAATGACGTATTTAGGTGAAACAACAAATTCTTATGAAACTAAAATAACCTTGAGTGAAGATGATAACCATAAGCATTTTGAGTGGTGTTGGAATAAAACAATCGAGAATTTCAAAAAAGAAGGTTTATTGTTTAACTCAAAAGGCGAACACTACGATTATTTTGATACTTTCTTCAAAGACATTTTCTACTACCAAAAAGAGGAAAAGATTAAGAACTCGGTTAAAGATTTTTTCAGTGATTTATTTGATATAAAAAAACCATTCACAAAATCAGATTTGGATATGATTGGAATTCTTTATAAACTTTTAGATAAAAGTTTAAATGTTTAAAACTAGTTTTTTATTTACATCATCACAAAAAATCGTAATTATTAATTAATAAAATAAATCAAAATGGAGACAATCGAAAAAATCAAAACATTGACAGAAGAACTTTCAGTTGATACTGGTAAATTTTTTAAAGGTAATAACAGTGCTGGTACAAGAGCAAGAAAATTGGCACAAGACCTTAAAAATTTACTACAACAATTAAGAACTGAAATTTTAGAAGAGAGAAAAAAAGAAGAGAATGTTTAATATAGATACTTTATTTCTTTTTTTTAATGTATTTTCTATTCTACTCGTTCTTAGAGTAATCTATAGATTTATAAGTGCCCTATTATCCAATCCCCCAACTAGGTTGATTATGAATAATAGGGAACTTATATTCTTTGGAATCTCATTAGCTTACACAATAACCTATTTCATAAAATTATGAGTTTATACCAAGAATTTTCAGCCTTATTACCATACCTTCAATCAGTAAGAAAATTAAAGAATTATTTATCATTTGATGTTAGTTTTCCCACAACATGGAAACTACCCAAAAAGTTTGTTGAAGAGGATAAAATAATGGAACAACAATCACCTATTGCTAATGAAAGATTGTTTTCCTATGTCACTGAGATTGATGAGGATAGTGTTCAGAAAGTACACTTGAACATAAAAAATATTATAAAATACAATCTTGAACGTGAGGAAAAAGACAGGTTATTTGAAACAAAAGTGGAGGAACTAAAAAAATTATTTGAAAAACAGAACTTAGATAAATTAAAGGGATTATATTTTGACATTAGTGAACCAACAACAAAAAAAATAGAGTTAGAAGACGATGAAGAACAAATCACTACAACAACAACTTGATTGGTTAGAAAGAGAAAAACAAAAAGATGAATTGATGTTAAATATTGAAAAGAATCAATTAATCAGTCAAATTAAAAAAATAAAAAAAGAGGAAGTTCTACCTCCAAAACCAAAAAAACTAACATTATGGCAGAGAATAAAGAAGGTGTTAATGCCTTAATTGAAAAATTGGCTTTGATATCTGAAGGACTTTCAGAGATATTCCCACAAAGTAAATCAGTAGTTGTATTTTCAATGAATCAAACTGATTTTGATTTCGTTAAGAATCAAGTTTATGATATGTCAAGTTCCGAACAATTCAAAATTGATATATCAGGGATTGAATTTATTTTTTTGAAAGATGTGTTGTTGAATAACGCTGAAGATAGTCAATAGGAAATCCTTTTTCAACTAATAAATTATATAGGTATTTCTTTTGTGGTTTGGATGAATCTTTAACTATTAAACAATCCATTCTTTTTTCTTTTTGAAATTTATTAACTAAACTTTCTAAAAAAATCTCACAATCGTCTTCACACTTAAATGTGAACAAATTTATTTCATCATCTCTTTGAAATATCATTTTGTTGTTTAGTTTTGAAATTAGTTTTAAACCATCCCCCCTCAAATATTTTTTCTCAAAATCACTAAAATAAATTCTTTTCTTATTGGAGTAGTCAACAAACCCCTCTTCAACCCTATAGTTAGAAATGTTTTTTATTGATAAATTTTCATCATCAGTTTCTACTTTAATAGTTCTCCCCAAATTATCCTTAATATATAAATTAATGTTATTCTTTGAGTTTTCCATCAAAGCTAATTCATAATCACATTTTTCTCCATTTTCGGTTTTCTTCTCAAAAAAAACATTTTCACTTGATTCTAATAAACTCTCGTAGTATTTTTTTGCTCTTTGAAAAGTTTTGAATTTGTTGATAATTTTTCTTTTTTGTTTATTTTTAAACAAAACAATAAAATAATTCATAAATAAAATTTTAAAAAAAATAGATAGTTGATGGAAAATCTGTATGATATTTTAGAAGTAAATGAAAATGCGACACAAGATGATATAAAGAAAAACTACAGAAAAATGGCTATGGAACATCATCCTGATAAAGGTGGGTCGGAAGATAAGTTCAAAAAAATATCTGAAGCTTATGAAACACTTGGTGATGAAAATAAAAGAAAGGAATACGATTATAATAGAAAAAATCCACATAGGGGTAGTAGTATATTTGATGAATTTTTTGGTAATTTTCATACTCAAAGAAAAACAACAGTCCCTGACAAGATGGTTGATGTTGAAATTGGTACATTAGAAAGTTTTCTTTCTGTAGAAAAAAATATAACCTATCAAAGGAACTTTGCCTGTGAACCATGTAATGGTAATGGTGGGGACAGACAAACTTGTAATACTTGTGGTGGGGGTGGATTTATTACCAAAACGATGGGTTCTGGTTTCTTTACACAAGTTTTTAGACAAGGTTGTCATACTTGTGGTGGTCATGGATTCACTCTCAGAAATGTTTGTGGTAGTTGTCAAGGAAAAGGAATTCAACAAAGAACGGAAACTATTAAAATAAAACTACCACATGGTGTATCAGATGGTCAATACTTTAGAATGCAAGGTAAAGGTGATTTCATCAATGGCGTTTATGGTAATTTAATGTTAAGAGCCATAATCAAACCAGAATCTAATTTTAATAAAGCCGAAAATGATTTGATTTATAATTCTTTTTTGAATCTAAATGACCTGAAAAAGGATACAATAGAAATCCCTCATCCACAAGGAAGAATATCTGTGAAGTTACCACAAGAATTTGATACCTCAAAATCGTTACGAGTAAAAGCCAAAGGGTTTCAAACAAACCAAATTGGAGATTTAATCATTAATTTACACGTTAAATTTAAAAGATAGACAATATATTTTCAACAATCTTAATTGTACCATATATACTTGCAACTAAAATATATAGGGATAAACCAACTAAATACCATTGTCTGTTAGAGAAACCCTTTTTACATTTACTACAACCTTTTTCCTTTTCCATAGTTTTTTAATTGAAAAGTATTATATTTGTCCCAATAATCAATAATAGTTATTGGGACTACTATTTTTATCACATCAAAGATATTTATTAAGAAAAACCAAAAAAATGAGATTTACTTCCGTACTTAAGAAATTAATTGTTGAAAACTCAAGATTCAAAGTTCTTTATGATAAGATGGTTACCCCATCACAAAAAGCATTAGAAAAAAATCCAAAAGCTAAAGGTTTGATGACCTTTGACATATTAAAAAGAATCATATTTGCTGACCCTGACACCAAAGCACCTGAAAACTTTGATATAGATGGGGCATCGATTGATGATATGGATAAAGTTAAAGTGGGTAAGTTTACACAATGGATGTTGAAAAACTTTGCAGTACCTGCTATGACTGAAGAAATGAAAGCGTTAGACCCCCAATCTAAAGAGTTTAAAAACGCTATCAAAAGTTATAGAGAATTATATTTGGAAGATTTGTTCAAAATGACTGAACAACTTCAATTTTTCGAAAAGGTAAAACAATATCTACCTGAAAACCAAAGGGACATCAATAAATTGACACCAGCTCAATTGAAAGATATATTTGCTAACTTCAAGTTACCTGAGAAGAAACAAAAAGAGATTGAGAAAAAACAAGCTAAGAAGACTAGAGAAGGATTGAAACATGCTGGTGGTCAAATCATTTTTGAAGGAAGTGATTGGGTATTGATTAAAGTTGAGGGTAACAACCCAACTAGTAAAGACGCAGCAATCTATTATGGTGGTTATAAGGATTATAGAGAGGGTGAATCTGACTGGTGTACATCAGCACCTGGTTTGACTTGGTTCGAAAATTATATTAAGAATGGACCTCTTTATGTTGTATTCCCACAGAATGACAATGGTCAAGTTGGTAAAAGAACAGGATTACCTGAAGAAAGATATCAGTTCCATTTCCCTTCAAGTCAATTTATGGACAGACACGATAGACAGATTGATTTAGTAAAGTTTTTGAATGAGAAGGCACCTGAGTTGAAAGATTTCTTCAAAGGGGAGTTTGCAAAAGGTTTGACCACAAAGGGTGGAAAGAAAGTTGAAATTTCTTATCCAAATAGTTCAGCAGGAAAATATGTTGCATTATATGGTTTCGAAGAATTATTCGACAATTTACCAGATGATATTGAACATTTGATGATTAACAATACATCTCAAACACCAATAGGTTTGGATGTGCCTGAATCTTTGGGTAGATTCAAAAGTTTGGATGCTTTGGTTTTACAAAACATATGTAAATCATTACCTGATAGTATTGGAAACTTACAACAATTAAGTTTTCTTTCTTTACCTGATAACAAACAATTAGTATCTTTACCTGAGTCCATTACAGGTTTGGAAAACTTATCTTTTGTTAACTTAAAAGGTTCGAATCCAAGTATCAAAATACCTGAAACATTGAAAGAGAAAATGATGGACCAAGGTGATGGTTTCTATTATGTAATGTAAAAAAATTATATCTATGAATATTGATGTTGAAATATACATTAAGAACTTTATAAACTTCTTTGAGAGCAACCCCAACGAATTGATTGATTTGATTGGTGACGAACTCAAAGAAGTTTTTTATAAAAAGGTAGAGGAACAATGTTATAAGAACCTTGACAATGGTGAGGACATTGTTTTGACTCAAAAACAATTGATTGAAATCGTTGTGGACATTAAGAAGGGAAAACCTGATATGAAGGTGTTATTAACCAATGGTGTCTTTCAAAAAACAAAATATGGATTAATTTCTTTGAATTAAGTTTGGAAATTAGAAAACCTCGTTGTATCTTTGACTTATCAATTACTCACCACTAAAAACTTAAAGATATGACAATCCAAGACATCAAAACAATCGCTCCTGCAATCTTCTCTACTTCTGCTGACCCCAAAATGTCAAACAAGTATTCATTCGTTCCAACAATCGAATTGATGGAAAACTTCACCAACGAAGGATGGCAACTTGCATCTGTAAAACAAAATGGTAAAGGTGCATATGGTGTACACGAACTAAGATTCCGTAATGGTGAATTACCTGCTGTTGGTGACACATTAGTTGAGGCCATCGTTAGAAACTCTCACAACGGAACTACAGCTCTTACAGTTGGCGCTGGTTTATTTAGATTATGTTGTAGTAACGGACTTACAGTTCCAACTTCAACCGCTGAACAATTCACTGTAAGACATATGGGTTTTGACTCTGACGAAGTAAAAAGATTGACTGAGAGCTTTGCAAAGAAACTTCCTCTAATCCAAAACTCAGTTGATAAGATGATGGATAGAATGTTGACTGAAGGTGAAAAGATTGAGTTTGCTAAAAACGCATCAATCATCAAGTGGGGAATGGGTTCAGTCCCATCAACATTAAACCTTGAACAACTTATTACACCACAAAGAATTGAAGATAGTAAAGATGACCTTTGGACAACCTTCAATGTAATCCAAGAGAAGTTCATCAGAGGTGGTGTGGATTACAAATCAAACTCAGGTAGAAAGACATCTTTGAAAGGTTTGAAAAATATTATGGCCTCCAACCAAATGAATACAAAACTTTGGACATTGGCAGAAACATTAGTGTAGTGATTGAAAAATGATGGGGAGAGATTGATTATCTCTCCTCTTTTTTTTATAATTTTACTATGGAAAAGTTATACGATTTTAGTTTATCAAGTTATCATACTATGCTTTACAAAGATTATTGTGAAGTAGATGAAGATATATTATTAGGTGAACATGACTCAGACACACCACCCATAATAGCAAGCTTCAACAAATTCTCATTAATAAGAAAAGAGTTTGATTACGACAAAACTTTATTAGGTGAAGAACCATATGTTGAGAATTATAACAACTTGTTTGCTCATTTGATGTTCAAGAGGTTATCACTCTATGTTGAAAAAAATGAAGATAAAGTTTCAATAAAATTCTTTTTATATTACAAAGGTAGACAAGCTGGAAAAAAATATTTCAAGAAAGATACTATCTGTCATTTTTTAACCTATAACTTCAAACAAAATTGTCTTTATAATGGTCATATCAAAAATTATCATCTTAAACGAAAAAAAAAGAGTCAATTAGGGAAAAACCTTTGGTACAATAAACCAATTCAGTCATTTATTCAAACATGGGTAAATCATACTAGAGGAATGAAATTGAATGACTTTGATAAAATTGAAAAATCAGGTAAAGAAATTAATGAAGCCATTGTATTGTTTTTACAAAATATACCAGATGTAAATCCTGAAAACCACGATTATTCTTACGACAACATTTTATACAAAAGATACTTGGATGGGATTGGTGTTAAAGTACCAAACAACTGGATGTATTTCAACAGAATCTTTCCACAGATAACAAAAAAGATATTCAAGAAATATAACTATAAGTTTGTGGATGCTTTTATGGGTTTAAATGATTTCACTGGTGATAAAATCAAGAGAGTATTACATAGTGTAGAATCAACAGATGGGGTTGAGTCATTAAAGTTTGCACTTGATTTCTTTGGGAAAGATTTCATATTATCTCAACCTGATGTCTTCATTAAAGAAATATTGGAAAGTACATCTTTCTTTATGGATTGGCAAGTGTTTATTAATCACCATAGAATTAGTTTGGTTGACTTCACCAAAACTGAGGTAAAATATTGTTTCGAAATTTTCAAGTTGGTTGTTAGGGGTGAAATTAATTTACATTCATTCACTGACCATATTGCTTACAAGATTAGATTAAAAAACTTTGAACCTGTAATGTGGAGAGCCAAGAATTATGATACTTTTGCTGAAGAACATTATATTTGGTCTGAAAAGATTGGTTCGATGAAAAGTGCTGAGTATAGAAGATTATATGATGAAAAGTTCAAGGAATATATCGAAACACCCATCTTTGATTATTATCCTGTATTACTGACTGAAAGTAAGGAATACAATATGGAGAGTTTCCTCCAATCAAATTGTGTTAGAACTTATACAGATAAACCAGCATCCATTATCATATCTTTAAGAAAAGGGGGAATTCACTCCAAAACAAGGGCAACCATTGAATATAAGATTGAAAATGATTTTGATAAAATTAAATTCAATCGTGTCCAATCCTTGGGTAGATATAATGAAAAGTTGGATGAAAGTTGGACAAAAGTTTTAATTGAACTTGACACCAAAATGTTTTATACTTTGGAAAATGATATCTTTAAGTTGCCTGAGGTTGAAATAAAATATGGTGGGAAAACATTTATGTCACATTTGATATTTGTTGAGGATAGTGTCAAAGCTCAATTATATAATGGTACAACTAGTAAACTACCACCAAGAAAAATTGTTACATTCACAAATAATCCTGTAAAAAACATTTATAATCCAACATTAGAACTATTATGACAAACAGAAACAGAGTTAATGATATATTCAAAGAAAGATTTAAACAAATCCCCTCTTCATTATATATAAAAAATGAAAATATTTCTAAAGAAAACTTGGATAAGTTTTTAAGTAAATCTCATTTGATTTTTGTTAATAAGAAGGTGGCGGAAGGAAAAATAGTTGAGATGGATAGATTAGTTGAATACGATTCGAATGGTATTCTTATTTACATAAAAGGGGTTGAAGATATATTTATTCTAACCACAACAGATAGATTGAATGTTGCGGAGTTTACTTTACATAACTTAATAAAACTTAATAAATAATTTAATTTTGATACAACTTAGTGATATTTATAATAAACACTAAGTTGTATGGAAAACGGAAAAATATATAAAATTACAAACACCGAAAACAATAAAGTTTATATTGGTTGTACGATTAATACACTAAAACATAGATTTGAAGAACATTGTTACAGATGTCTGAAAACTAACATCAATACAAAATTATGTAATAATGTTAGAAAGTATGGTGTTGAAAAGTTTACAATTGAGTTGATTGAAGAATGTTCATTGGATGTTATATATAATAGAGAGGTTGAAGTTATTAAGGAACACAATAGTTTTGAGGAAGGATTAAACTCTACAGTAGGAGGAGAGGGATGTTTAGGTTATAAACACTCACCTGAAATAAGAATGAAGATATCTAATGCGGTTAAAGATGGTAAATCACATAAAGGTAAAACTTATGAAGAGATTTATGGAGATAGAGCACAAGAAGAAAAAAATAAGAGAAAACAAGCGGGTTGGTCTAAAAATTTGAATGAAGAAGAAAAGTTAAAAGTTATTGAAAAAATAAGAAACATTAAACGAAGTAAATCTAAAACCAGTATTGAAACTATTAATGGTATTAAAAAATTAATAAGTGAAAATGTTAAGCCAAGCGAAATAAATAAACAATATCCTGAAGTTCATATTAGAACAATATATAGTATAAAAGCTGGAACTAGATGGAAAGATTAAAAAACAAAAAAATGGAAATCACAAGTGAAGAATTAAAATCAAAAATTGAATCAGGTGAACAAGTTATTATTGACTTTTGGGCCAGCTGGTGTATGCCGTGCAAGATGTTTAAACCCACCTTTGATAAAGTTGCCGAGAGTTCTGAAGTACCTATGTATACAATGAATGTTGAACATAATGGTGAATATGCTGTTGAGTTGGGTATTCGTGCAGTACCAACCATTAAAGCTTTTAGTAATGGTGGTGAAGTTTATTCTAAATCAGGTATTCTTAGTGAGTCAGAATTAAAAGGAGTTATAAATAACATCATCAATGGATAACAAACTAGTAATAGTATATACAATGAAAGGTTGTCCCCACTGTACGGACTTCAAAGATTTATTAGTTCAAAATGGCATTGAGTTCTATGATAGAGATATCGATGAATATAGTGACGAGTTTGATATGTTTGTCGAATTAACAGGAAAAGATTTTGTTCCAGCATTTATGTTGGTAGATGAATCCGAGAGTGACGAACCCATACCAATGTTATTTGCACCTGAAGAGGATTTCAACGAATTAGAAGAAGGATTGGAAATTATCAAAAAGTTCTTACAATAAAAAATGTCCCCAATATTAGGGGACATTTTCATTTAGAATATAACCAAATCTTTCATTCTATCTTTAACTAACCAAGGTTTCTCATTTAGTTGATTATCAATATCTCTTTCAACATCATAATCTTTAATATAGTCATTTGCAAACTTGTTTAAGTTGAAATCAAATACATCTAATATTAATGACTTAATTTTCTCTGGTGTATAAATCGAATCACAAGTTACCTCAATGTTAAAATCATCCTCATTGTTAATAACTGAAGAATACTTAAATGTAATTTTATCAGTTTCAAGTAAGTTAAATAATTGATTGCAAATATGTTCACCATAATATAATTCTCTTCTACCAAGGTTTAAGCTATATCCATAAGGGAATGATGAGGAAACAGAAAGAAAGTTCGTTGTGTTGAATATTTTAAGGTTCTCAGGGATGAATGGGGAATAGAACTCTAGTTCCAATTTGTCTGTAAAGTTAATATTATTTAGGAACTCTTTGTTGTAATCATTTTTACTATCTCTATTAACTTCATTGATTACCTGTTGGTGGAAAATAGGTCTATCACTTTTATGATATTCAAAGTAATATTCGTTTGGGGAAAGCGGTTCTCTATAATCTATTAAATCAATTATATTGATATGTTTAAGATTAAGATAGGTTAATAAATCAGGATTCTTTTCAACAAATAAATCTCTTAACTTATTTAAATCTAAAACTTCATCTGAGTTTGTTGCACCATAAACAACCAAGAATGATTTAAAATCAACAACTTGAAATCTTGAGGTAAAGTTTGGGTTTACATTTTTGACAATAAAGTCAGCGAATAGGTTTACAAAACCTTCTTTTGATAATCTATTAATATACTTCATAATTTTTTTATCAAATGTATAAACAAAAAAATTATTATCTTAAATAGTAAAAATAAAAAAAGGGACATTGATTGTCCCCTTCAAAGTTCGTACCTTCCCTTCAGTGAAGTTATCTTTTGTTGTAGTACTTCTCAACAACCTTTTTGATTGATTCTTGAATGTTGTTGTTAGTCACCTGTCTCTGACTAGTTTGGTTACTAGCAGGTGGTGGTGTTGAAGGGGCTGGTTGACCTTGTGGTTTGTTTTTGCATCCACATCCCATGTCATTATCAGTTTAATTAATTTATGAAGTCAACTTCATTAATAAATATCTTAAGTATTTATATTATGTAAATAAAACCTTATTTGACAATATGAAAAAAATTATTATAGCCGAAAGTCAGGCAAAAAACCTAATTAAAATCCTTAAAGAACAAAATGAGGGTGAATATTATGAGATGACTGGTAAACAATATGAGGAACTATTGAAGTTAGCTTCATATAACTCAAAGGTTACTGGTATTAAAAAGTTTGGTGGAAAACCATTATATGTCGTTGGAGATGTTAATTTAAGTGGAACTCCAATAAAAGACTTGGGAAATGTTGCCGTTATTACTGGAAGATTAAATATTAGTAGTACACAAATTAGTAGTTTGGGTAATACTATAGTTAAAGGATATGTAAGTGATTATAATACACCAATTGAAAAAATGAGAATTAGAAGAGAGGAGTTGGCTAAATTGGCTGATGCTGATGAGAGGAGACAAGATGGTGAATGGGACTTGGATAATCCAAAGATTGATGATGAAGGATTGGCGGCAAATGCTTTGTTTGATTATTTGGTTTATAAGGGTGATTTGGATGAGATGGATGAAGAAACCAAGAATGAAATAAAAACTAAGAAGGAAGAAATTGAAAGGTTAATTGAAGAAGGTAAAGGGTTGGATATGGACTCTGAAGAAAGGGAAGAAATATATGATAGGATTACTGACTTAGAAAATGAAATTGAAGAATTACAAGAGGGTGTTGCTGATGTATATTATCTTATACCACAATCTTATCGTTCATATGGTGACCTTAACAATTTCGAGGTTATTGGTTTGAGGGGTCAAGAATATGTTGTTGGTTATTGGGATGATGTGTATGAAGCGGCAGTTGAGAATCAAGAACAATTGATTGAGGATATTGGTATTGATGGAATTAGTAGGGGACTAATTGAAGATAATATTGACAAAGGTCGAGTTAGAGAATATATGGAGGAGTTTTATAGAGACGACATTACTGACAACCCTGAAGTTTATTTTGATGATGATGATTACCAATTAACTGATGAACAAGAAGAGAGAAAAGAAAGATTGGAAATTGAAATTGAAGGATTGAGAGAAAAATTAGAAAACACGGAAAATGAAGATGAAATAGCTGATTTGGAAACAGAAATTGGGGGATTTCAAGAAGAATTAGATAGTATAGAACCAGATACAGAACCAACTGATGATATGATTGACGAAAAAGTCGATTACTATATAAGAAACACTGATGAAATAGATTGGTTGAAGGAAATGGGTTATGAATTAAATGATTGGGTTAATTTGAAAGGTGTTGCCCGAGATATAGTTGATAGTGATGGTTTGGGTGTTATGGCTTCTTATGATGGAAATTACGATGAACGAACAGTAACAACACCTGATGGGAAGAAATATACTTTTGTCATAATGAGAATGAACTAGTTTATTTTAGATAAAACTTTAATTATATTTTGAGTATGAAGAAGAATAAATTAAAGTTTGTTATGAGTACAGATTGGATATTCGAAGGTGTCATTGACGCTGAATTAAAAGAATATGTCCTCTTAGGTTATTTCCAAAAACTGAACAAACAATTGGAAGAAATGAAAGTTTATCCAATGTTCACGGAAATTACCCTCCATTTAGCAAACATTCGAAATCTATTATCAAAGAATCAAATATTATATACAGATAAGTCATTACTCAATGTTGACGATGAGATAACACTTGCTGACCTGAAAACTAAGGACAGACCAATCTTAACCATACACGAAGAAACTGAACTTATAAAGATATTAAAATATAGTGATGCCAAACTACAAGATTACTTTGACATCATTAAATCTGTTTGGACAATAGTTTATGATGCAATCGAAGTTGTATCTATATTAAACGAAGATAATTTAACTTCCAAGAAAGGTTATTTCTATACCAAATCTAGTAATTTAATAGACATTTGGGAGTACAATATTAGAAAACATAAGGGTGAAAATAAGACAACCTTCAAACAAATTGAAGACCCCAACTTTTATACTCACCTTATATCAACTGAAAATGAGTTACCAACATTTTATATTCATTGTGATAAAGAAGTTCCATTCGAGGAAACTTTGTTACCATTGATGAAAAGAAAGGTATTGTCGTATATTTTTCAGTCAAAAAACTTAGCAATAAGGTAATATTGGAAATTGGATTATTTGGTTGTGTTAAATTAATTATTAAAAGTTAATAAACCAATAAAACAATTTTATGAAAAAACTTTTTATTTTATTTTTCGTTGTATTAGCAAGTTTACAATCTTGTAAACAAAAAGATTCTTGTGCTGATACAGTATGTCCAAATGGTCAAGTTTGTGTTGATGGAACTTGTCAAGGAGCAACAACTAATGTTGTAATATCATCAAACATTAGTTCTAACACAACTTGGACTGCGGACAATGTTTATGAGTTGGGAGGAAGAATCACGGTATTGGATGGTGTTACACTAACAATAGAACCAGGTACAGTTATCAAAGGTCAAGCAGGTACAGGAGCAAACGCAACAGCTTTATTAGTTGCAAGAGGTGGTAAAATCAATGCTGTTGGTACACCAACTAAACCTATTATCTTCACATCTGTTGCAGATGAAATTACACCTGAACAAGTAGGTGCTGGACTTTTCATTAGTCCAAACCTTGACCCCGCAACACAGGGATTATGGGGTGGTGTTATTATATTAGGAAAAGCACCAATCTCAGCTTCAGCCAATGAAATCCAAATCGAAGGCATTCCAACTACTGACCCTAATGGTTTATATGGTGGAAACGATGTTAGTGATAACTCTGGTGTTATGAAATATGTTTCAATTCGTCACGGAGGTGCTAACATTGGAAATGGTAATGAAATTAATGGTTTAACTTTGGGTGGTGTTGGTAATGGAACAACAATTGAGAATATTGAAATCGTTGGTAATCAAGATGATGGTATTGAGTTCTTTGGTGGAACTGTAAATGTATCTAATCTTCTTGTATGGTTTTCAGGTGATGATGCTATTGATACAGACCAAGCTTGGGCTGGAACATTAAATAACTTTATTGTAATCTGTGGTAGTGCAACTGACCATGCTTTAGAAATTGATGGACCTGAAGGTACTTTAATGGCTTCACACACATTAAGAAATGGTTCAATCAAAGGAAGTCCTGAAGCGGAATTGGGTGACTTCAGAGCTTGTCCAAGAGGAACATTCGAAAACATTTTCTTCTTTGATTTTGTTGACCCAGCAACTGCGGGTAGAGGTGACTTATCAATATCTAATCCAACAAATTCTACTTGTTCAACAGATAATTTAACTAATGGAGTTTTGACTTTCTCAAACTTACAAGTTATACTTCCTACAAATGTAACATTGAGTAGTGTTTTCAAAAATGGTACTAGTACCTTTGCTACTTCTGTTACAACTAGAACAATTGGTGCTAACAAAACTGCACTCAATTGGACTTGGGCAGAACAAGCAAATGTATTATTGGGATTCTAAGAAATTAAAATCTAAATGAGAAAGGTTCTGACCAAAAGTTAGAACCTTTTTTTATTGTCAAAATCAAAATACTAATATGGAATCACTAAAACTAAGAGTAACTCTAACCAACACAAAGGGGTGGAAAGAAACGAAAGATGTCCACCTATCACATTACCTATCTCAAAAAGAAGAAGGAAACGATGTTTTAGATAAAATCGTTGAACAACTTATTCAGGATTATGAAAGGATGGGAAAAAATATGAATGAAAATAAAATAGAAAATCAAAAATGGAGACCGTAATCAAAACTTGGGAAAAGAAAGAAAGTGTTAATCACCCTTCTCATTATGGAGGCGCTGATAATGTTTATGAAGCGATAAAGGTGATAGATGCCTGGTCATTAGGATTTGCCTTGGGTAATACTGTAAAGTATATCAGTAGGGCGGGTAAGAAAGACCAATCAAAAGAATTAGAAGACCTAAAGAAAGCTTTATGGTATCTTCAACACCACATCAATCAATTAGAGAATAAATGAATACACCAATAAAATATTTCGGGGGAAAAGGAACAATGTTTAACAATATTATAGAACACTTCCCCAACCAAAATGACTTTAACATTTATTTAGAACCATTCGGTGGTTCCTTCTCAATAGGATTGAAAAAACCTGAAACTGAAATTGAGATTTACAATGATATAGAACAAAATGTTTATTCCCTTTATAAAGTTTTGTCGGATAAAGATTTATTCGATGAGTTCAAGTTCAAATGTGATTTAACTCATTTCTCCGAAGATTTAAGGAAGGAATTCAAAGATAAGTTGAAAGGTGACTTAACCACTTTGGATAGAGCATTTTACTTTTTTTATGTAAACAGAACATCACATAATGGTGTGGGTGGAATTACAATCAGCAACATAGTAAGAAGGAAGATGAGTAAATCAACTTCAGATTTTTTGTCTGCAATTGATAGATTACCTGAATTACACGATAGATTGTCAAAAGTAATTATGTTAAACACTAATGGAATAAAGTTGATTGAAAAATATAAGGAATATCCAAATTGTTTCATTTATGCTGACCCCCCTTATGAACAATCAACCAGAACAAATGCGAGATATAAGGAAGATATGGATAGAGATGGACATATTAAGTTTCTCGATTCTGTTATTGATTCCAAAGCTAAGATATTGATTAGTGGATATGATTGTGAATTATATGATAGATTGACTGATAATGGATTTATTAAAGTTCATTTTGATGTAAAAACTGTTGATGGTAACCATAAACCTAAAACCAAAACTGAAACTCTTTGGAAGAACTATGAATAAAGTTTATTAAAAAAAGAATAAAAATTTTTAGAAATGTTTTGGTTGTAAAAATATTTTTCATACATTTGTAATTAATCCACTTGTGAAACTATTTAAAATCATTTTATATTACAATTTAAACTCCAAACTATGAATCACGATTTAACTGCAACGGCAGAATTAGAACTTTCTGAGAATCAAATTATGTCCATTCTCAACAATTTAACAAATGATAATTTTTTGATATTGTTTAATGAACAACAAATACAAAGAAATTTATCAATTACAGGTGAGGAACTTTTACATACAATTGACCATAGAGGAAAATCTAAGGTTTACGATGAAGGGGTTCTTAATTATACAACAGATTTAGATACATTTTCATTTGGAAAGTCGAATCGTAAGATTATTCAAAAAAAAGTAGATGGGATATGTAAAACAATTGAAGAATATGGTATAATTGTTCCAATTATTGTGGATAAAAAATTAGAAATTGGTGAAGGACAACATCGTGTAAAGGCACTAATGAAGTATAATGAAAATAACCCCAATAATAAAAAAGGGATTCATTTTATAGTTCGTAAAGAAATTCCGGCTAAGACAGTTAAAGTTATGAATAGAACTTTTACTAATTGGAAACCAAATGATTATTTACACTCTTATGCTGAAGATGGATTTGTTGAATATATCAAATTGAAAAATTTTGTTGAAAAAAATAAAGACTTCAGTATATACTTACTTTCAGCTATGTGTCAGAATGATTTGTCTGGTATCGATAGACATGGTGGGAAATCAAATATAAATCATAACACTGGTGAATCTAGTATGGATAAATTTGAACAAGGTCGATGGACAGTTGTTTATGACGACCCAAATTTGGAAAGAGCTCAACGATATGCAGATGATATTAGAAAGGTGACTAAAGTTTGTAATGTTAAATCTAAACATCTTTATTTTGCATTGTTGAACTTATTAATGAATGTCCCCAAATTTGATTTGAATAGATTCATAGATAAATTACAAGAAAACTATTTGTTTTATAACAAAGTTAAAATTCATAATAGAGAACAAGCATATGATTTTATCGGTGAAGTTTACAATAAAAAATTGAAAAAGTCTGAAGAGTTTTTAGTAATATTAGAATACTACAACAATAAAAGAAAAAAACCATAAATGAACAAAGTTTATTTGATTGACATTGATGGGACAATATGTGAGGATATAAGAAATGAAGAATGGTATTTATACCCATTTGCACAACACTATGAAGAAAGTAGATTAATTCTAAATAAGTGGTATGATGAGGGAAATATTATAACATTCTTTACCGCCAGAGAGAGTAAAGATAGACATATTACGGAAGATTGGTTAAGATTGAAAGGATTCAAGTTCCACGGATTGATTATGGATAAACCAAGATGTAAAGATGGTCAGGTTTATCATTGGATTGATAATAGACCTGTAAGAGCAACAACTTATAAAGGTAACTGGACTGAACTTAAACAGATTTACGCTAAAATAGAAACATTTGAATAATGGTAAAAAGATTTGTTAGATTTCCAAATGAAATGGATTTCGTTGAAATGGAAATCAATATGGATGATTTTAATATGGTTACAGAGTTTAGTGACCAAATGTTTGGATGGTATAAAGGAACTTATATTTCAATAAAGTTATAAAATTAGTGAGAGTATTAAATCTATATGCTGGTATAGGTGGAAATAGGAAATATTGGGAAAATGTTGATGTGACAGCGGTGGAATACAATGAAGAAATCGCAAATGTGTATCAACATTTTTTTCCTAATGACACAATTGTGGTTGGTGATGCCCACGAATACCTTGCCAAGAACTGGAGAAACTTTGATTTTATTTGGTCAAGTCCCCCCTGTCAAAGTCATAGTAAAGTTAGAATGATGGCAAGCAAAGGAGGAAGTTATGACTCCGTAATGCCTGATATGAAGTTATGGGCAGAAATCATTTTCTTACAAAACTTTACCAAGAACACAAACATCAAGTTTGTTGTTGAAAATGTTAAACCATATTATGAACCATTTGTCAAACCAACAATAAAGTTGGGGAGACATTTGTTTTGGACAAACATTGATATCCCCGAAATTGAAATTAAAGATGGATTGACCCATAATGAGAGGGGAAGTTCCGAGAAAGGTTATTTTGATTTGAGGGAGTTTAAGTTATCCCACAGAAAAGACCAGATAATTAGAAATTGTGTTGACCCTGATGTTGGAAAATATATTTTGGATTGTGTGGTAAAACAAATTGATATATTAACATAAATTAGTTAGATTGATAAAATGGAATTAGTAACGACTTATATTTGTAAGACCTCAGATAATGGTGTTCACGATAATATATTCGGTGGAACAATATTGGGGTTAATCGACCAAAGTGCTGGTGCTTATGCTGCACAGATATGTGATACACCAAGAATGGTGACAATCAAAATTGATGAATTGATTTTCAAGAACTCCGTTAAGGTTGGTAATATTATTAAGTTCTATGCCACAGTTAAAGAGTTTGGTACAAGTTCCGTAACTTTATATATGGAAGTTAGAAAACATAATGTTTATACTGGTCATCAAGATGTGGTGGTATCAACCAATATCAAATTTGTAAGAATTGATGAAGAAGGTAGAGCCATCCCAATCTCTGAACGAGTTAAAACAAGATACTACAACAGAATGGAACAATATGGTAAAGGACTATTAAACCCTGAAGAAAAATAATATATATGAATAAATTAGATAAAGATTATCAAGAACTCCTATTGGATATAATGACAAATGGGGTAACAAAAAATGATAGAACTGGTACAGGAACAATATCAGTATTCGGTCGCCAGATAAGACATAAAATGTCAGATGGATTTCCAGTACTAACAACCAAGAAAATGTATTTCAAGGGAATTGTGACTGAATTGATTTGGTTTTTAAGGGGTGATACAAACATCAAATACCTTGTTGATAATGATTGTCATATTTGGGATGGTGATGCTTATAAGCGGTATATTATGTTACCAAAAAAATTATCTGAAGTTGTTTCTGATGGTGAAAAATTTAATGGTAGAAATTTAACAAAAGAAGAATTCATTAACAAAATCAAAACAGATAATGAGTTTGCTAAGAAGTGGGGTGAATTGGGAAAAATATATGGAAGACAATGGCGAAGATGGACTAAAAAGAAAATGTATCTATCAACTGATGGTTCATACGAAAACATTTATGATGAGGCAGACCAAACAGTTATTGACCAAATAGTAATCCTCATTAACGAACTCAAAACAAATCCAGACTCAAGACGACTAATGGTTTCAGCTTGGAATGTGGGTGAATTAGACCAAATGGTACTTCCACCTTGTCATTATGGATTTCAAGTTTATACAAGAGAATTGAGTGAAGATGAAAGAAATGAAATTAGAGATATGCAATACTTGAAGAATAACTTACATCAAGCACTAAAAGGAAGTGATACTAAAATTGATTGGGAAAATATCCCAACCAGAGCAATCTCTTTAATGTATAATGCCAGAAGCCAAGATGTACCACTCGGAACTCCATTCAATATATCTTCATACGCATTGTTGTTGGTGATATTGGGTAAAATGGTTAATATGATTCCTGATGAGTTAATTGCTAATATGGGAGATTGTCATATTTATTCAAATCAAATTGATGGAGTTAAGGAACAACTAACAAGAGAACCATATCAATTACCAACATTGAAGATTAATTCAGGTAATGAAAATTGGCATCTATTGGAATTGGATGAAGTATTGAATACATTAGACCCAAGTATAACATTCAAGTTAGAAAATTACCAATCACACCCAATCATAAAATTACCATTATCTAATTAATATGACACTAGACAATTTAAGATTGTTAATTAAAGATGTTTTTGATAATTCAACAGACATCAAAGAAATTGAAAGTTCCATATTTTCGTTAATACGATTATACGAGATGACCGATAAAACTGAATCAACTTTCATCAAAGACAGATACGACCACAAGATACCTGAAAAAGTTCCATATCATACAATATGTGGATGTAATCCAGAAAATGGTGGTAATGGTATTTGTGGTTGTACGATTGGGAGTGTTATGGAACTAATGCAAAAAAAATATGAAGGGACAATTAAATCAAATACAACAACATATTCTGATGCTTTAAGTTGCGGTTTTGGTATCTGTAATTGTACATCAGAAGACAACTATACCTATTGTTTAACTTCAACTAAAACAACAATATAATATGGAATACAGAATTGTAAAAGTTGAAACACCTCAAATAACGAAGAATTATGAGGCTAAAATAGATTTTATACCTGAAGTATACTTTGTAACAAGATATGAAATAGAAAAGAAAATATTTTTCTTTATGCCGTGGATAAACACTAATTATCAATTTATAACTCTTGAAGAGGCTACATCATATGTTGATTGGTTCAAAAGAAAAAAAATTAGAACAATTATCAAATAATGGAAAACAACATACCACCCCAAGATATGGCACAAGAGCTCTTCCATCGTTTCAATAAGGAAGGGCTTCACGATTTAATAACCACAGAAAACAATTAAATTATGGAAGAAAATTTAAAAAAACTTACTAATAATTGTAGTGTTTGTGATTCTGATAAAATCAGATATGAAACTGTAACTTTTCGCAATCTAGTTATTCAATTAATAGCTGGTAAAACCGTTATAAGTTCAACATATCAAGATATTGAATATAAGATTTGCGTTAAATGTGGTGATAGACGTACAAATTTTTTTACATATTAAAAATAAAATCATAAAAAGAGAAAGTTTTAAAGAGTTTCAAGAAAGATTGTGCTGAACAAAAACTTAATTGGAGAAGACAAATAGTTAATATTAATTAAAAACAATACATTATGAAAAATTTAGAAAGAAAAAAACTGGAAAGTTTATTAAACAGTAGAATTGATGAGGTTAATATTATACCAATTTATAAAGATGAAAATAAAACTGAAGTTGAAGAAGTTGAATGTGAAATTAAATTTAAAACAAATATTCAATATATAGAACAATTGTTGGATATTTGTAAACCCTAATAGTTTTGATACCCAATAGTTCAGAAATTTATGGTATTATTAATGAATTTTATAAAAAAAATTAGAACAATTATCAAATAATGTGTAACAAAATTAAAAAGTGGCTTGACAAAGGTGAAGGAGGACAATTTTATGAACCTTATGTAACAAATGGGGATGTTATTATATTAATGATGTTAACTATGATAGTAAGTGTTATGATAATATTGGGGTGTCTGATTGTATAGCACAACCCAGTAATATATCCAAGAACAATATCAACAAATACAACTATATAAAATGGAAAACAACATCCCACCCCAAGATATGGCACAAGAGCTCTTCCACACCTTTAATAAGGAAGGACTACACCAGATATCCTCTGTAATTAATCGTCATATTAGAAAAGAATTAATCAAGCAGTGTGTGTTGTTATCAATTAACCTTCACTTGGATGAATTATCCAAAATGCAACTAATATTCTCAGATAGAGAATTACATTACAAATATTGGGAAGAAGTTAAATTAGAAGTAAAAAAAATATAATATGGAAAAGAAACAAACAGCAGTTGAATATCTATATAAAAATTTATTAGATAATCCTTTATCAAATGAAGATGTTATATATAACATTAGAGTATTTGAAAAAGCCAAAGAAATGGAAAAGGAACAATCCACCATTACAGAAGACACCTCTGATGGATACCATACCTTCAAGGAACTCTATGAGTTTAGAAAAGTATATAATGCAACACTATTCAATGAATGGGGAAAACAAATGCAAGAATATCTAAAATGGGAAAGTGAAGATTGGCAAATACTTAATTTACCAAAGTATGATGTTCATAAAAGTTGGAGACATAATGATGGTGAATTATGTTTTGGTGGTGGATGGTTTATAGTAGTGGCAAACTTACCATCAGGACAAATCAGTAATCATTATCAAGCTCACGATTGGGATTTATTTGATATACCAGTATATGAAAAGGCCAAATATCCTTTTGATGGGCATACCTCAAAAGATGTATTAGATAGATTAATTAAACTTAAATAAAATGATAAAGACCGGAGCAGTATATTTTTTATACAGATTTTTCAATGATAATCCTGAAGCAACAATAGAAGAAGGATATGAGGTATATAAACAAGCCTTAGAAATGGAAAATAAAATTAATCAAGAGTATTATAACCAAGGTGCTCAAGATTGTAAAAATACCTTTGAAAAAATAATCAGTGATGTAACAGGGAATATACCAAATCTTTGATAAATGAAAACCTATATCCACGTCAATCAACATCACATCCGTTCCAATAAAACAAAAGGAACAAATCTACCTGTCATAACCGTAAAACAAGGTAAGAAGAACACCTATTGTAATGAAGTTGAGATATTAGGTCCAAGTAAAGTTATATATGGTGGTGAAGGATGTGAGGCAAAACCACTATTATCTTGTGGTGCAAGAGTGGTTATTATTACGGAAAGTGAAGTTAGAATAATAGATGGACAACCCCCTTTATAATCTCCAAAAAAATACCTACAATTATAGAAAATCAAATAATGGAAAATAATATAGAACAATTTGTAAATAAAATAATAAATGGGGATTGTATTGAGGTTATGTCTACCTTCCCCGAAAATAGTATTGACCAAGTTATCACATCACCTCCATATAATGTTAATATCTCTTATGACACATACAATGATGGTTTAACTATGGAACAATATTGGGAATGGACTGAAAAGTGGTTGACCCAAGCATTCAGAGTATTGAAAGAGGATGGAAGATTATCTTTGAACATTCCTTATGAAATCAATACACAAGATAGAGGTGGAAGAGTTTTTATGGTTGCTGAGTTTTGGATGTTAATGAAGAAAGTTGGATTCCAATTCTTTGGTGTTGTTGACTTGGAAGAACAATCCCCACATAGAAGTAAAACTACAGCATGGGGTTCTTGGATGAGTAGTTCTAGTCCTTATATCTACAATCCAAAAGAATGTGTAATATTGGCATATAAGAAATTTCATAAGAAACAAACCAAAGGACAACCACAATGGACAGGAACACCAGTTGTCCAAGAAGATGGTAAAACCAAAATGACTTATCTTGATGAAGATAAGAAAGAGTTTATGGAATTGGTTTATGGTCAATGGAGTTACTTTGCAGATACCAAGACATTAACGAAAGCCACGTTCAGCATGGATATTCCAACAAAAGCGATAAAGATTTTGACATATAAAAACGATATTGTCTTAGACCCATTCTGTGGTAGTGCAACAACAATGGTTGCCGCTGAGATATTAGATAGAAGATGGGTTGGGATAGAATTAAGTCCAAATTATACAAAGATTGGAACTGATAGGGTTCAAGCCTTTGTGGATAACAAGAAACAAATGAAAATAGAATTTGAAGAAGGAGCTGAATAAGTTCCTTTTTTTGTTTAAGGGGGATATTTATGAAGAAAACATTTTTTAATGAAAAAACAATTAATTAAGGAATCAGGTATTCGTGATATTAATGATATCGCAAAAAGATACAACAAGGCCAAAATATATTTTCATATTGATTTGGATGGTGTTACATCAGCAATTGCAATGAAAGTATATTTGGAAAGTTATGGTATAGAGGTTGTTGATGCTGAAACAATACAATATGGTACAGATGAGTTTGCTATCAAAAAACCAGATGCCAGTGGAAATGTTATGCCTGTTTTGGTAGATTTTGCTCACGGAAAACCAATGTTTAAGATTCATACAGACCATCACGATAGACAAGCAGGGGTTGAATCAGGAACATCAACAAGTTTCAGACATGCAAGGTCAAATGTTGAAACAATATCAGGTGTAATTTCAACATATGACTTATTTCCTCCATCTGACATTAAAATAATATCAACAATTGATTCTGCTAATTTTAGAGCAATGAATATTACTGTTAGGGAGGTTATGAATTACATTTTCAAGGTTGAAAAAGAATCTCCTGAAAGAAGTAATATAATAATGGGATTGGTTACAAACAAAATATTGTTAGCGTTTAAAAATAAAGAATTTGAAGGTAAAAATATATTAGAGAGACTTGTTCTTATTTGTACTCCATCACTTAAAAATATCTATAATAATTTGATAAGAATGATTATGGATTCTGGTTTAATGGATAAAGTGAAGGGATTTTTGAACACAGAGTTGGGTAATGAAGAACCAAAAGGTGATAAAATCAGAAGAATTCAACAACAACTTCAAAAACATGGTGAAACCTATTTGGAGAAAGTTAGAGGTAACATAGGTAAACAACTCAAATACGAGGATGGTATTATCATCAAAGATGGGTCTGCTGGTGCTAGTATGGCTAATGTTGGAAGTTATGATAGATATGTGGCTTTTGAATTGATTCCTGACGCTGATTTCCAGGTTGTAACTTGGGGTTCAGTTGGATTATTACAAGTTTCTTGTAATCCATATAAAGAATCTAGAGGACTCAAAGGGGTTGATTTAGGTAAAATGAATACAGAAATTCTCAATAACCATAAATCTGAATTAGAAGGTATTAAGACTACACTTTTACGTTTAAAAGAAGTTGCTGAAAGTAGTAAAAAATTTGTACCTTATGAAAGTGTTGGTTTTACCTTTCAAGATTTTATTGCATTGTATAGCGAAAAAGATGAGAATGGTAAAGTTATCAAAGATAAAGATGGTAAAATCATAAATATAAAAGGCTATTTTGATGTACCTGAAAAATTTAAAAATTTTACAAACAAAAAAAGTGAAGAGGAAAATAAGAAAAGTGAGGAGGAAAATAAGAAAAAAGGACAAAAAAAAATGACCCCACTTAAGTTTTGGCAAAATCTAATTAGAAAAACTATGATGAAACCTTTTGTTGGTTTAACGGATTTTGAACAAAGTATTCTAAAAGAAGTTTATATTAATGCTTATGATGTTATAAAAAACAATAGTGGTGGACACAAGTGTATTACAAATTTCCAAGCTTCTGCTTTGGGTGGTGGATTCGGTCCATACAAAACAACTGAGTTCATTGGAATGATTAAAGATGAGTTTGTTGAAAAGTTGAAAAATGAAATTCAGAAAGAGAAAAAACAGAATATCGATGAAAACTACTTTAGGAATATAATAAAGAAAATAATGAAAGGTTAAGATTAAAGGGGGAATGTAACAACATCCCCCTTTTTAATTCCCATTCCTTTACAAGTTCCTCCTTTTACTTCAAGAATAAAGTTTCCTTCACCACAATAATTCTTATGTGATTCATTAATCATTGGTTGACAATTATGATGTATTTTGGTGATAACATCATTGTCGATGAATATGATATCTAGTGGTATAATACAATTTTTCATCCAAAAACAATGTTCTTGGTTTTTCATTACGAATAACATTCCGTTGAATGTTTTATCAAATTTTTTGAACATCATTCCTTCTTGAGTTTCTTCGGGAGATGTTTGGATTTTTACCTTGAAAATGTTTCCGTTTATACTTAACTTCATACTTATAAATATAATAATAATTCGTTATGGGAAATTGTGCTGGTATCTTATTAAAATATAAAAATCAATGTTTATTATGTAAACGAAGTCAGAAGAGTAGTTTACCTGGTGTATGGTCTGTACCTGGTGGTCATTTGGAGAAAGGTGAGAGTGTTGAAAATGGTGCTATTAGAGAGTTTAGTGAGGAGACAGGATTGGTGATATTGGGTGATTTGAAATATTTGGCAACATTGACTGGTGGGGGTAGAATGAAGTATTATTTGTTTATGTATGAGATTTCAAGAAAGGTCGAGATTGATTTGGATGAGGCTATGGATGGTCACGAACACGATGAATGTGGGTGGTTTAATAAAAAAAACTTGCCTGATAATGTTGAAAAACAACTTTTTTTTATAATTAATAAAATTTTTTGATACTTTTTGTAAATATTGATATATTTATATTCACAACCCAACTTCCCTTTCTTATGTTGGTCGATATATCTTAACCCCGATAAATGTAGAAATTTGTTGGGGTTTTTTTATTTATATGAGATATTTATTTTTATAAAATAAAATTGAAAAAAAAACGATGAAAAAGATAGTAAGATTAACAGAAAGTGATTTAACTAATTTGGTTAAAAGGATAATTAAAGAACAAGATGAAAACGAAGAATATCTTGAAAAATTCAAGATATTAATTGACAATGAACAATTTGAAACGGCATTACAATTAGGTGAAACATTAGATTTGGAAGACAAAGTTTTGGACTTAATTTTAGATAAAATAGTTAAAGAAGGTGACTTCAAGTGGTGGGTAAAAAAAGTACATTCTGTAATGAAAGAAAAAAAATATAGGCGGATTGATTCAGCCATTGATGATATAACGTATGAATTTATTGAAAAAGATTATTATGCAAATATATTATATAACATAATTAACAATATGACAGACCAAAATAAAACAGATGAATTTTATTTTAAAATGATTAAACTGATATATTCTGAAATAGAAAAACAAATAAAAAAAGATGAAAAAGATAGTAAGATTAACTGAAAGTGATTTAGTTAGATTGGTTAAAAGAGTTATTAATGAAAAAAGAAATATGAATGAATACGAGTATTTTTATTATATTCCAGATTGGTATGGTCCGAATACAATGTTTAATGAAAATGATGAAAAAGTAAAATTGTCAGATTATCCTGAAATTGAAGATGCCTTTAAATTCTTTAATAATGAAAATGTTGATATAATAAAACTTAATGAAGACGATAGGGACATGACATTAATTAGAAAAGTACATACGTTCATAGATGACAGCAATAATATTTCTTGGCCATTCTTCAACGAAAATAGAATCCAAAAAATGTGGATGGAAAAATATTTGAAAAACGGATTAATATTAATAAAATTGAAAAAAAAACGATGAAAAAGATAGTAAGATTAACTGAAAGTGATTTAGTTAGATTGATTAAAAGAGTAATTAACGAACAATCAATAAGTGGAAAAACTTTAGAAGATTTTAAAAAATGGGCAATGAATAAACAAAATGAATGTCCAGAACCAACGGACCCTTGGGATAGATATTGCCCCCAAGGAACTTGGAAATATGATACTAGAAATGGGAACATTAGGTTTTTTTCTGATAAGAATGAAGTTGTTATGGAAACAACTATAATGCCTAATGATGACAAATACAACGGACCTGTGGTTGAGTTACAATATTTAGCAAATTGGGTATCTAAAAAAAATGTTCCATATTATAATGGTGTTTGGAAATGGGGAGGGGTAAAAGGAGCATGGAGTGCAGGTAATCTACAAAGTGTTAATTTGTATGATAACGATAAAAATTTTTTAGGTACTATGACTTTTTAAGTTTAAGAAAAAATCCCCATCTCAAAAAAAGGTGGGGTTTCTTTTTTTTATGAAGATTATTTCTTATATTTTCCATTATGAATATACTGAGCCTTTTCGATGGAATGTCCTGTGGTCAAATAGCATTAAACAAAGTTGGAATAAAATATGACAACTATTATGCTTCAGAGATTGACCAGCACGCAATTAAAGTAACCCAACACAACTATCCAAATACAATTCAACTTGGTGACATTACCAAAATCAAAGGTAGTGATTTACCTAGTATTGATTTATTATTTGGTGGTAGTCCTTGTCAAAGTTTTTCATCTGCTGGTAATAGAACAGGATTTGATGGAAAGAGTGGATTATTTTGGGAATATGTAAGAATATTGAATGAAGTTAAACCCAAATATTTTCTATTAGAAAATGTTAAGATGAAAAAGGAATGGGAAGACATCATAACAAAAGAGATGGGAGTTGAACCAATTTCAATTAATAGTAATTTGGTATCAGCTCAAAACAGAGAAAGATTATATTGGACAAATATTCCTAATGTAACTCAACCAGAAAATAGAAATATCAAATTGAATGATGTGTTGGGTAATTCAGAGTTCAGAGAAATACCAAAATGTTTTTATAATAAGTGGGGAAACAAACCTAGAATTGAGAAGGGAGTGAATTGGGTATGTAATGACAAATCAAATTGTTTAACCACCAAAAATTGTCATACCAATCAGTATTTGTTCAATGAGGATAAAAGTTTATGTAGATTATTGACCGCTGATGAGTTTGAGAGATTGCAAACAATACCTGAAGGATATACCTCTGTGGTTAATAATACTGAAAGGTATAAGATGATTGGTAATGGTTGGACTGTGGATGTAATTTCTCATATATTTTCTTCATTGAAATAATTTTTTATTCCAATTTCTTTTCTTATCTTCGTTTCAACAAAAAAACAAGGAGATATGAACAACACAATCAATCAAACATTGGGACAAATTTTAAAAGGGAAAAACAATGGTATCTTTGTTAATCCAAATGGTGAGTATATTAATGTAACAAGATATTATTATAAGAACACTTTGAAGTTCAATGTAATATTCTCCAAAAATATATATGACATTGCTACAAGACCCGCTATCAATACAACCAGTGAAAAAAAGGTATTAAAATTGTTGAGCACAGAAAATTACGAACTAGTAAATCAATAAAAATATGAAAGCACACGAAGCTGAAAATTGGACATATCTTCACGCCAAAATGAGAGATGAAGAATTTCATTATTGTTTCAAACATTTCTCTAGTTTTGAAGAAATAGAGGATGAAGAGTTCCACAAGTTGAGAAATCAATATTTGGAAACCGCTGAACTATTGGAAAAGTATATTAAAAACAAATACTACGAAGCCAATTGGGAAGTAGAATATGATGATGAAGATGAAGATTGAAAACAAGAAAACCAGATTTGAATATAACTTCCTTGAAACTTACGAGGCCGGCATTGTATTGACAGGAATGGAAGTTAAAGGTATTCGTCAGGGAAATGTTAATTTAACCGACACTTATTGTTTTTTTAAGGATAATGATTTGTGGGTTAAAAATATTTTTATATCTTTGGGTAATGATGATAGCAAAAGGGAACGAAAACTCTTGTTAAAGAAAGTAGAACTCAAAAGGTTAAAGTCAAAGTTAATTAATGGTTTAACAATAGTCCCAACCAAAATCTATATTAATGATAGAGGTTTTGTCAAAGTTGAAATTGTGTTAGCACAAGGAAAAAAACTTTACGATAAGCGTGAATCTATTAAGAATAGAGATATTGAAAGGGAACTTCAATCAAAATCAAAATGGTAAAAAAGGTATTTAACAAAACGACATTCACACAAAAATACGGAGATAGATGTAATAGAGGATTGAGTTGGTGTTGCAGAAAAAACCACTTCAACATTGAAATCATTCGTTCAGGTTTATCTTGGTATATCTTAGCTCACCGAACAAAGGATGACGCATATTGGAACTCATTGTGGATAAAGAAAAGATGGGATGAGTTGGATGATGCGATGGATTTTGTTAGTAAGTTTGATTATGAAAAATTAAAAGCACAATTATGAATACAATAAATTATAATGTAAGAATTGAAAACGAAAAGTTTGGTGTATTATTGAACGAGAACTTTGTTGATGGAATACAATTCAAGTTATTCTTGAAAATGATTAATGGTGCATTAGAACTGAAAACTAATTTGACATTCTTCAACGGAGTTGACTTTATGATTCACATTCCCTATACTAAACTTGTTGATTCAATTGTAACAACAAAACTTGATACTTATGGAATGAGTGAGATTGTTAAATCAAAGATTGAAGCTCTCGTCACAAAATAAAATGTTTAAACCAAATCAAAAATGAGATTATTGTTATTCGGACTATGTTTGACTTTTATGGTTGCTTGTTGTCCTGCGAAAAAAACTTGTTGTCAAAAAACTGAGAAAACTTGTCACAAAGTAGAAACAGATAGTTGTAGCCACAAGTAGTTTCCTTGTTTAGAAAAATAAGGTGGTGGAGTCCTTAATCGGTCCTAAAGGAGATAGAGATATCTCCTTTTTTATTTTAGTGGTATATTTATAAATAAAAAAAAAATAATGGAAGACAAAATAAAAAAAACAGTATTCGAAGAGGCTAAGAAAAGAGGTTTAATGGTTGAGCAAGAAGAAAAAACTAACACTGATTTTGTGGAAATGATATCAATTTTGATGCACTCACAAACACAAGCACACACCTATCATCTACAAACAGAATCATATGCTGAACACAAAGCATTACAAAAATATTACGAAGGAATTGATGGTTTAGTTGATACAATTGTTGAAGCTTACCAAGGAAAATATGGGATTATAAAAGGATATAAAAACTTCCCGTTCAATGAATACAAAGGTAATGAAAATACAATAGGTTATTTCGAGAAACTTTGTGATAAAGTAACTCAGTTAAGAGATTGTTGTAAAGATAGTTGGTTACAGAATGAAATTGATAATGTTTGCACTTTGATTAATTCTACGCTTTACAAGTTAAAGTTCCTAAAATAAATTTCCAATTTAACTAATTCTTTTTATATTTGTGAAAGAACCAAACTTACACGATATGAAAAGAATTATTTATTTTATTCCCCTCCTTTTATTTATTCCATATCTAAAACCTAAAAAAGTTGTTGAAAAGAAGTTAACACCAACTGAACAATACATTGATAGGTTCAAAAAGGTTGCAGTTTACGAACACAAGAAGTTTGGTATTCCCGCATCTGTTACTCTGGCTCAGGGTATATTGGAATCGAGGAGTGGTCAATCTGACCTAACCAAGAAAACCAACAATCATTTTGGTATTAAGTGTTTTAGTGGATGTAATTATAAAAACTCCAAAAGGTTTGCTGATGATAAACCAACTGACAGGTTTAAGGTTTATGAAAGTAATTGGTATAGTTTCCGTGACCATTCTCAGTTCCTGATGGGAAAGAGATATAAGAGATGTAGAGAGTGTGGGGATGATTGGAAATGTTGGGTTAGAAATCTTAAAAGGTGTGGATATGCAACATCGAATACATATACAAATACATTGACATCGATTATTAAAAAGTACAAGTTATATCAGTATGATAAAAAAAACCCTCAGGTGTGAGGGTTTTGTATTTTTAGAACTCAGTTCTTAATAAAGTGGCGACTAGTTGCATTTCATAGTCATAAACATTTATTGAAAGATAAATCATATTATCATTAAGATTTATTTCAAATGAACCTGAAGAACCTGAATCAATTTCCCACCCTGGTAGTAAATTATGTAACATATCATAAAGAAAATCTTCAACTTTACCAAATCTATCTAATGGAGCTCTTCCACTTCCACCACCACTAAAATCAATGTTGTTTTCAATATAACCACTATCACCACCACCATTGAAATATACATGACCAATTGAGTATCCATTCTTTTTCATATATTCAATCAGACCTCTAAAATGAACATCACTTGGTATTTCATCACTACTACCATCCTCAGTTGAAGAACGGACATTTTCATAAACTTGTATTGTTAAATCTTTTTCAACACAATCAATTAAAAACTTAATTTCACCATAACCATCACAATCATCCATAGAATCTAAAGCTTCTTGACTTAATTCATTTGCGATTCCTTTTAATAATGTTGAAATCTTTGGGTAACTATCTAAATCTGAACCACCTTCTTCATCATTAAAAGTTTTTACATCAAAATATAATTCACATCCTTCGATTGAACCCCATGCTGAAACTTTCTTTTTACCATATCCTCTTGCATACATTGAGAATACTTCTAAAACCTTTTTTTGTTCTTTTGTTAATTCCATTTTAATCGTCTATTTCTATATCTAGTACTCTTAGTATCCAGATTGGTTTATCTTTTTCAGTTAATGCTTTTAGGAACTCTCTTGCACTTGGTATATAATTATAACAATCTTCTTTCACATGCTGTTCTCCAACATATCTTGTATAAACAATCTTGTTATCGGAGTTTATAAATGTGGGGCCGAATATCTTTTCACATTCAAATATTCCTTCACTATGATGTCTAAAAACTCTGTGGTCTGAGTGTCCAACCCATGCTTTGGTTTCATCGAACCAATTATGGATATGGATATAATCTTCCCATTTCCCACCGAATTTCTTTACCGAAGATTTTGCATGTAATACTGGGTGCATATTGTTCTTATATAAATATTTATAATGATATTAAATTAATTATGAACCCTAAAGTAGAGAAAGTATTAAATAAAATCAACAACGAGGGAATTGAGTCAGTTTTACCATTCTTCAACGATAACTTTGAAAAACTATTGGATTATTTGAAGTGGGGTGGTGCTATTGAAGAATTTAAATTGGGTGATACTGATTTGACAAATGATTATTATTTGTATCTGATTAATAATGGTTATGAAAAGAAAGCAATGGACGAAATCATTAGAGGTATGGGTAGTTTAAGTTACGATGGTAAAGATTATTATTATGAATTGAGATATTTGGATGATATGGGTGAATGGTTCAGTACTAGAGGTCGAGATTTCTCACCTCGTGATATAGCTGAAGGTGTATTCAAGGAAGATTATTGGGAACCATTTTATTTTTATAAAGGTGATATCAATCTTATGACCGAAGTTTATGATGACTTGACAGAAGAAAATAAGAAATATGTTAGAGATTATATTGTTGATAGATATGCTAATGTTCCATTTATAATTCCAAGTAGAAGAGTAAATGATATGATTGAAAGAATTGGAACTGAAAGTGAGAGTAGTGATTACGAGGGTGATTACGAAATAACCATCACTCAAGACAATGTTTTGGATTTGTTCAGTGATGATGATATAATGAATTATCTATTCCAATATGATTTAAGTGAAACAGGTGATTATTTAACTAATATTTACACTAATAGTTATAACGATGCTTATAGAGATGAATATTATGATAAAGTTTGGAATGAATTGAGAGGTGAGTTCATTGATATTGATGCTGAACCAATTGAGTTCAAGTTTAGAGATAGTTATTATACAAAACTCAAAGTAACTGATGTTTTACCAAGATTAATCAAACAATATGTAAATAATGCTCGATGTTATGATATAGATGGTTTGGGTGATTATTCGTATTTGATTAGAGAAGGTATTGGTTGTAATGCCTTTGAACCATTATCATTTAGAATCTCAGATTATCCTAGTTCGACTAGGGTAAGTGAAAATATAAATGAAATATTAAAAAAGTATTTGTAGTTGTCTATACAACTTTTTTATCCTATATTGTGACTAACTAATTTTAATTTATATGAAAAAAATATTATTGTTTATTCTCTCTGTGTTATTCAGTGTTAATGTTTATACACAATCTTGTACATCCACCGTTTATTATGACAATATGGAAACCTTTACTTGGTTCGGTGATTGGTGGACACCAGCTTTAACTACTGGTTTTTTTACGAATGCTTCAGTATCGGCAAATATTAGTGCTGTAATTTATGGTTCAGGTAATGGTACTTCAGCAATTGAACAAGATTGGTATTCTCTACCTAATATTACCGGATTAAATCCCGCATATTCATATCAACTAAAGTTTAGATTAGCTTCTTATACCTTTTCTAATTCTACTGCAACAACTAGAGGATTAGATGTTGCAGATTATTTGAGTGTTCAAGTTTCAACAAATGGGGGTGTTTCTTATGTGACAGAATTAAGAATAACTGGTAACTCAAATGCTACTTGGCCATATACTTCAACAGGTACAATTACACATACAGCAAACGGAACATTCACAAACTCAGCAGCACCAACTGGTGATGTTTATCAGGCACCAGCGGGAGCAACAACAACTGGCCCTTCCACAATTACTTTGAATCTACAACCAAACATCACTCAGGTTGCTGTGGATTTATATTGTCGTGCCAATTCAGCTGGTGAAGAGTTTTGGATTGATAATGTTGAACTTATCGAAATAATACCAACACCAACAATTACAATAAATGGTGTTAATAGTGTATGTGATGGTACACCAACCACATTAACGGCATCAGGCGCTAATACTTATGTTTGGGATGGTGGTATATCTAATGGTGTTTCATTTACACCCACCTCAACAACATCATATTCTGTAACTGGTACATACAATGGTATGATTAATGGTTTGGGTACGAGAAATACTTGTAGTTCAACCTCTTCAACTAATGTTGTGGTTAAACCAATACCAAATATACCAACATTAAATCCTGATACTACAATATGTCCAAGTGATTTTGCTGTGTTATATGGTTCATCAAATATTGGAACATTACAATGGTACGATGCTTCAACAAGTGGAACATTGTTAGGTACTGGATATAGTTATACAACATCGCCCTTACTTAATAATACACCATTTTATGCTGAGGCGGAACTGAATGGTTGTATTAGTTCAAGAGCAATGGTAAATGTTTTTGTTGACCCCAATTGTATATTACCAATTTACTTAGCAACCTTTGATGGTCACAATGAAGGTAGAGAAAATCATTTGTACTGGTTAACAGAACAAGAAATTAATAGTTCACACTTTGAAATAGAGAGAAGTAACAATGGATATGATTTTATTAAAATAGGTATTGTGGAAACTGACCCATCCAAAAGTTACAACTTTATAGATAACTCACCTTATAGTGGTTCAAATTATTATAGATTAAAAATGGTAGATTTAGATGAAACCTTTTCATATTCCTCAATCATTTATTTAGAAACAAAAAACCAAATAGAATCCAAAGTTTATCCCAACCCATTTGAAGATTCATTAATTTATACTTACGAAAGTGAACAAAATGAAGAATTGGAGATACAAGTCATTAATATATTAGGACAGAAAGTATTTCAATATAATGTAAGTTGTCAAACTTGTGGAAATTATGTTTCGATTAATACCTCCAATATTCCATCAGGAAAATATACCATAAGGATAAAACACCTATCATCCTTACACGAGACAATCCAAACAATGATAAAGAAGTAAATTAAAAACCCCACCATTAAAAGTGGGGTTTATTTTTACCATAATCTTATTTCTTTTTTATCGGGGGTGAAATATCTAATCTCACAAATAGTGTGCATATAAGTGTTGTCGAATAGAGTTGGTATTTTCGACCAAGTATAATCCATTAAACTGGTGAATAAAGTAAAACTAATATAATCGAAATAACTATCCCATTCTTTATAATAATCTAACCTATCCTTTAACCAATCATAACTTATATATTTGTTGGTTTCCTTATCAAATGGATTTTTACAGATTACACTAATAGTAAAATACAGTCCCTCACTATCCATCGTAGGATAGACATCAAAAGCCTGAATATCCATAAGTAATTCTTTATAGTTAAATGTGGTTGATTTCTTTGCGTATTGTAAAAACTTATTTTCTTGTTCAGGTTTAATATAGATTGCTTGAGGTGTTTCTAACTTTTGTTTTTTATCAACTTCTTTGAAATAATCATTACTTGTCATTTTACTAAAATCGTGAGCCGCCTCCTCAACATAACCTCTTAATGTATAACTTGAATATGAACTATCGTTTGGATTATCCATAGTCCAATATACTTTATCGCTATATTCGTCATATTCTGGTAATAATGTAATATCACCCACTTGTAATGTTTTCTTACCACCTCTTAAAAACTTATAGAAGTATAACTTGATTGGTGAATCTATTTTCGGTGTCATTTAATTTTTTCTTTAACCATAAATATAAGTGGATTAACTTAATATTTATACAGATAGACAGAAACTTATTTATGAAAAGAATACTACAAGAAAAGAAGATAATTGAGATACTGAAAGAATACAACAACAAGTATGGTGTATTGTTAGAAGCATCTAAACTCAAAATATTAACTGATAAAGTTGGTTTCAGTGAACCAATCGCAAAAATATTCGATGAATTATGTGGCCCTTTAGCTATATGGATGGCCAACAAATTATACAAACATTATGTTCAAAGAACTAAGAGTTATAATGTGGAAGGTAATATGACTCCACAAGAAATAAAAGAGTTTACTATTAGTGAAATTAATAAAATACATACACCAACATTAACTAGAATTATTATTCCAATGATGGATTATATCCGTGTTGGATTAAATGGAAACAAGTCATCACTTGAAGATGATAAATGGTCAGAGATTTTTGAAAAACAAAAACAATGGCATGATAGTTTAGGTGTAGGTGAGGGAAAAATCAACTATATTGAAAATGCTCCAATTTTAATTGATTTTAGGAATGAAGATGGTGAAGGTTTTTATTGGGCTGATTTGAATGTTAAAAACTCCCCTGAAGAATGTGAAAGAATGGGTCATTGTGGAAGAAGTTCATATGGATATCTATATTCATTAAGGAGTGATAAAAAGTTACCAGGAGGAAAGTTTAAGATAAATAAAAGTCATGTTACAGCTTCAATTGGAACTGATGGAATATTATATCAAATGAAAGGGCCTAGAAATGAAAAACCAAAAGAAGAGTTTCACAAATATATACAACCATTATTCTATCTTTTAGGTGGTGGAGGTGAAGAGGATGATTATTTAATCCAAGGTTTTGGAACTGAATATGCCGCACAACAAGATTTCAAACTTACAGATTTACCAAACCAAACAATAAGAGAACTTTATAGTAATAGACCTGAATTATTCAATACAAGAAGTTTACAAAGAAAATTAAGTGAGATGGGTATTGTTGAAGTTCAACCACTACAAACAACATTTACATTAGAAATAGACCCAAAAGATGTTGGTGATTATTTATCAGGTGACTATGTTTATAAAACTTATGGTAGTGCAAAAGACCAAAAAGTAAAAAGAGTGTATTTCTATGAAACAATAATGTCTGATGACGCTTGGGAAATGTGGGATAACTATGATGCAGATTGGAAATCCGCTTTAGAATATAATGTAGATTCAGAGAACGAAAAGAAAATTGAGGAAATCATCAATAGTATGATAGAAAAACAAGGTGGTGAAGTTGATGAAGATATGAGTTTGGTTGATAAGATTGAAGAATATGATGAAAACTATGATATAAGAAATGCTATTAGTAGTAGTATTAATGAAGTTGAAAGTAATGAATATGTCAAATACTTAAGAGATACCATCAAAGATGCCTTAAATGAACTTGGTAATGTATTTGAGTTTACTAATGATAATATCAAAATACAAGTTGATTTGAATGATTTTGGCTTTCCTGAAGATGAATTGGACGAATACTATGAAAATTGTTATGATGACCCAGCTTGTGTTTTTAGAGAATTGGTGAGTGAAGATAATATTGATTTACCAAAACCAAGTTTCGATGACAGATGGTATCCAAGTATTGATGAAGATGACTTCAATCAATATTTAAGTGACAGATTATACGATATATAATTTTACTAAAATTAAAAAAAATACGAATTGGTAATATGAGAACGAACTTAAATGAAAGTGTAAACCAAATGTTGAAAAATATGGGTTTAGAAACAATAACTGAAGCTCGTATGAGTAGACAAGCTGTAAGAGAAGTTGTAAGAGATATAATAAAGATATTAAAAAGAGGTGAAGAAGGTTCTTTTATATTACCTGAGAACCCCGATGAAGATTTTTATTCATTTAATAACTACCCAGTTCAATTTAGTGTTGAATTACATTTAGTATTCAATCCTAATACTTTGAGGTTTATGACAAATGGAAGTTATAGTTTGGAAGATGATGTTGTTGAAGTAAAAATAATAGTTAATCCAAATAAATTGGAAGGACAATTATATGAGATTATAGAAGAATTAAACAATCTTATTGCTCACGAATTGGAACACGGATTACAAGAGTATCACGGGGAATTCAATTTAACTAGAAAAAAGAAAGAAAAAAAAGGTAAGAAATATTATATGTCACCTGAAGAATTGGGGGCACAAATACAAGGATTTAGAAGAGTGTCAAAACTACAACAAACTCCATTTGAAGATGTTGTTAGAAAGTGGTTCAAAGACAATCGTGAGATTCATAATATGAATCAAAAAGATGAAGAAAAAGTAATCCAAACCATATTAGATTACCACGAAGAAAAATACGGATAAAATTAACCAAAACTTAATGTAGATATATTGACAATGTGAATTATAATTCCTATTTATGATTCGCAACAACATTATATGAAAACATTATTATCGTTATTATTCGTTTTACTTCCCCTCCTCTCTTATTCACAAAATGTATTATTTGGTAAAGTAATTGATGCAACAACTGAAGAACCTTTGGTTGGTGTAACAATTATTATAAAGGGGACATCAACAGGTGTGATTACCGATTTTGATGGAACATTTTCAATTACAACAGAATTGGACACGATTGATTTGGTGTTTTCCTATATATCATATCAAAAGATTACAATAGAAAAAATCTCACTAGTTGGTGACCTGACAAGTTTGCCTGATATCTATATGAAAGAAGATATTTTACAGACAGGTGAAGTTGTGATTACAGCTGATAGGATTGTAAAAAATGAAACAGCATTAATTGATATGAAAATGGAATCCAATATCTTATTGGATGGTATCAGTTCTGAGAAAATGAAAAGTACTGGTGACAATAATGCGGTTGATGCAAGTAAAAGAGTTACAGGAGTTTCAGTCGAAAGTGGTAAATATGTTTATGTAAGAGGATTGGGTGATAGATATTCCAAGACATTATTAAATGGAATTGAAATACCAGGTTTAGACCCAGATAGAAACTCATTACAGATGGATATCTTCCCAACCAATTTACTGAATAATATTGTCGTATCAAAAAGTTTTTCACCTGAATTACCTGCTGATTTTACTGGTGGATTGGTTAATGTGGAAACAAAAGATATACCTGAAACAAGTCAAGGTTCTTTCTCATTATCATTAGGTTATAATCCCCAAGTTCACTTCAATCCCAACTTCATAAGTGAAAAAGGTTCAGCGACTGATATATTGGGATTTGATGGTGGTTTAAGAAGATTACCTGACGAATTGAATAGAAGTTATATCCCAACCCCATTTAACAAACCATCAAATATCAGTTCAACACAACATCAACAAAACATAGTCAATTTGTTAAACAGATTGAATCCTGTATTAGGGGCTACAACTGATTTAAGTATGATTGATTTCGGTGGTGGTATATCTTATGGTAAAACAAATAAGAACTTTGGATATATCTTATCAATCAATCATAAAACTGATTACAAGTTTTATACTGATGTAAAGTATGGTGAATATCAAAGGTCATCAAATCATAATGAGAATGAATTGATATATGCAACCAAACAATCAGGACAACTTACTGAGATTAATAACTTCTTGGGTGGATTAGTTGGGTTTAACTATACCAAAGGTAAGAGTAAATACAAACTAAATCTTATTCATTTACAGAGTGGGGAAAGTAGAGCAGGTGTATTCAATATAACTAACAACTCAAATGCCGTTGGACAATCAGGTTATGAAGCCAAATCATATAACTTGGAATATAACCAAAGAGGTTTAACCAATTTATTATTAAGTGGAAAACATAACATCAATGATTGGAATGTTGATTGGAAATTATCCCCAACTTATTCTTCATCAGTTGACCCTGATATTAGAAAGACACCATTCAGTTATGATGGAACATATACATTCTCATCTGGTGAAGCTGGTAATCCATCAAGGATATGGAGAAACTTAAGTGAGTTTAACAATAATGTTAAAGTTGATGTATCCAAACAATTTAATAACTTCAAATTAAACTTTGGTGTATCACATTCATATAAGTTAAGAGATTATAGTATCAAGTTATATGAATTGATGTTTTCCAAACCGCAATCTTGGACAACACCAGACCCAAATCTTGTTATGAGTACGGAAAACTTATATCCAAGTGAGATTAATGGAACATATATTCAATCTGGTAATGTTAACCCAAACCCAAATCAATATTCATCAAATGTGAATAACACTGGTGTATATGTTTCAGGTGAATATAATATTAAAAATAGATTCAAAATTAATGGTGGATTAAGAGCTGAATATTTTATCCAAAGACATACAGGAAGAGATATAAGATATGCCAATGGTGATATGAATGGAAACAATCTTAAAAATGATATTGTATTAAATACATTTCATTTATTTCCATCTACTAACTTAATCTATTCAATAACCCCAAAACAAAATCTTAGATTATCATATAACAGAACAATTGCCAGACCATCATTCAAGGAAATGTCTTATGCTCAAATATTAGACCCAATCACAAATAGAATATTCAATGGAGGTTTATTCAGTTATAACGGAACTTGGAATGGTAATCTAAGAGAAACGAATATTGATAACTTGGATTTGAGATGGGAGTTGGCCAAAGATAAGGATTTTTACTCTGTATCAGGATTTTATAAACACTTTAATAACCCAATTGAATTGGTAAGAATACCTGAACAACAAACATCAACGGAATATCAACCAAGGAATGTTGGAAATGGGGATTTATATGGAATTGAGTTTGAGTTAAGAAAATCGTTTCTAAAGAACTTTTCTTTCAATACCAATGTCACCATTGCTCAATCCAAAATAACAATGACAGAGACAGAATACCAAGCAAGGAAACAATATGAAAGAGATGGTGAGAACATAAACAATACCAGAGTTATGGCCGGACAATCACCATTTGTTATTAATACTGGGTTATCTTATAATGTCGAAAAGATTGGATTAAATGTGGGTGTGTTTTATAATGTTAAAGGACAAACATTATCCATCGTTGGAACAGGATTATCACCTGATATCTATGATGAACCATTTCACTCATTAAACTTATCTGTAAGTCAAAAGATTAAGAATACATCAATAGATTTTAGAGTACAAAATATTCTTAATGATAGAGTGGAAAGTTTTTATCAATCATATAAAGCTGAAAAACAAATATTCAATTCAGTCAATCCTGGTGTGACATTTACATTTGGTGTAAGTCACAAGTTCTAAAATAAAAACCCCCACTCTTAGGGTGGGGGGAGATATAATTAAAATTTACCAAATCCTTTATTTTTAGGTTTCACACATCTTTTAAGTAACTCACCAATATAATATGATAATTTTTCTTTTTCATCCTCATCTAAGGTATCTTCATCCCAAATTAAGTTATCAAAATCATAAAGTTTATTTTGAATTTCATCCAAATCTGATTCATCTTTATCCAAATCTGATTCAATTTTACTTAACATTTTTTTATAACTCTTCATAGATTCTTCATCCTCTTTGATTACTCTTTTAACCAATCTAGTTAAATCTCTTTCAGTCAATCTTACTATCTTTTTCATTGTTTTTTTTTGAGTTTTATTTTTAAATAAATATCACTTAGATTAGAAAAAATAAAAACTATTCCTTACTTTTGTAAAAAAACAACTATGAACAGATATGACATATTCGTTATAACAGGTGATAATATTAAGAGTTTCAAGGTTTTTGCTGAAGATTTTGAAACTGATAATGGTTTCTACAGATTTTGGTATAATGACGAAACTGTTGCTTGTTACCCCATCAATTTCACAATTATCACATCAATTGAAAAAATATTAGAAGAAGATGTATAAACTAATCAGAGAACGAGACAACTTAACCAAGGTTGGTAAAGATATTAAATATATTGAGTGGAATGAAGAGGGCAGAGTTTCCAACTCATATGATGAACCAGCTATTGGTAGGTCATTAATATTAGACCCCCAGTATGTTGTTTATACTTGGTTAACAACTGAAATAACATCATTTACAAATGAAGATGGTGTATTGAAGTTCTCAACAAAAAACTCGAATTACACCTTGATACAAGAAAAGGGGTAAAAATTAGGACTTATTGTTAATAGAAATGTAAAAACTAAATAAAATGAAAATTATAGTAGAAAGAAACAACGATGAAAGACAATACCCAATCGTAACGATTGACACCAAAACTTGTCATTACCCATATGCTATCAGAGATGCACTTATGTTGGCTCTTGAGATTGATGGTTATCCTTTAAGTACTATCAATGAAGTTTTCTGTTTGACTCTCGATAAAGTCGAACCCGAAGAAACTAATTTCTCTGACATTTTTTAATTAAAATAAAATGAAAGATTTATTTGTCCCCTATGAACAATCCTTGGAATTAAGAGAACTTGGTTTTGATGAGATATGTTTGACTCATTACTGGGGTGAAAATATATTGAATGAAGCTTATGGTGGTTGGATGAAAAACTCCAATACAAAATATGTTATGTCACCAACTTGGGAACAAGCGTTCAAATGGTTCAGAGACAATTATAACTTAATTGGACTAGTTGAAGGTGGTTATGATAATGGTAAAAACATATTCACATATGTTATTTGGGATGGATTCAAGGATAATGTGATTGATGAATATTTTGGAACATATGAAGAAGCCCAACTGAAATGTTTAGTTCAATTGAAATGTTTAGTTCAACTTATAAAAATAAATAAATAAATTATGGAAGATAGAATATTAATCAATGGTGTTTGGTATGTTAGAGAAACACAACCTGAAGAGGAAATAATACTTGATGATTTAACGCAAACCCTAAATATTATTTACGAAAATAGTGATTATTCTTGGGAAGCAACAAGAATCTTCAAAGATGATGGGGAAACATTTTACGATGGTTTTGATATCGAGTTTACAGATAAAACAAAAACCCCTTGGAAAACTGAAGATTGGGACAATATGCGATTTATTAATGGTGTTCTTGAAAATGATAACCATTCAATTAAACTTGCTGGGGAAGCAATGGATAATGAAGGAATTAAACATTTAAAAGTATTTTTAAAATATCTTAAAGACAAACGATGGTTTTAACATATAAAGAATTGGATGATTACCTCGTTTCAATAGATGGTTTAATCCACGGATATACTGGTAATAAATTACTCAACTCTGACTTCTTTGAGGTTGGTGGAGGTTGGAATCAACTTATCAAAGACCTCATCTCTGACCTAATTAAAATGGGTTGGAATAAAGAAGTAGTCCAAGTTAAAGAAAAGTATGGTACACTAAGATTCTATATCACAGAAGGAACTGATGACATACATAGAAGAATTGCCAAAGCTGAAATAGAAAGTTCAACAATCTGTGAAGCGACAGGAAAACCTGGTAAATTGAGAAATGATATTGGTTGGTGGAGAACTCTATGTGATGAAGAATATGATAAAATCAAAAACAAATAATATGTCAGTACTAGATTGGTTAAAAGAGCAATTGGAATCATATGGTGACCCATTCAAATGTGAAATAGAATGGACAGAACTAGATGAATTAATCGAACAAGCAAAAGAAAAAGAATTAAATGAACAAACAGATATGTCAAATTAGTTTTAACTCCAACAACACTGGTGATAGTGATAGATGGAAGTTATTATATAATGGACAAGAAACCCTCCACCCAGATATTGTTATCAATTTAGGAACTTATATTTCAAATGACTATAGTCAAGAAACTAAAGACAATTGGAATATTACTTGCTCAGGTTACTTGACAATGAAAGATAATGTTGCCTATATTGATTACATAAGACAAAAACTTGAAGAAGGGGAACAATCAGGTTTTGTAGATAATTTTGACCCCAATGAACACCTAAAAAACTAAAAGAAAATGGAGATTAAAGTATTAGACAGTAACAGAGTTTACTATCAAGAAACTAATGAATATCTATTAGAGATTAATGGTGAATCACACTCATTCAGAGTATTCGATTCAAGTGATGAAGAACCACAATATTGGTTCGATGGTGAAGAATTTTATAACACCTATGATTATGTAATGGATGGTTTAACAATTGAAGATTTATTAAGTTGGATATGATATTAACACAAGTAGTATTTTTAACAAGTGATGTCGATGATATCGAGGTATATTTACCACACCCACCAAGTAAAGGTGAAATATTTGTATTCCCATTTGTAAAATCAGGTATAATGGATTTCAAAATCAAAGACATTGAATGGGTATTTGATGAATATAGTAAGTTCACCAAGATTAGAGTTTACCTTGAAGAAGATTAAAAAAAAGTAAATAGAAAATCGATGTGTTAATGATATTTATTATTAAAATACACATCTATGAAAAAAAAGTACTTCTTCATTGAAATGTTCAAAGACCAAAATGACATCAACGAAAAATCTGTTGTTGGTTTCATTTCCTTTATGATGATGGTTATTGCTATGGGTGTTGATATCGTTACTGGTGTAACAGGAAAAGAATTGTTAATCAATCAATTTATCTTTGATGGATTTATGTATCTAACAATCGCTTCATTCGGTATCGCATCTGTTGACAAATGGATTGTTTCCAAAAGAGGAGACAAAGAATCCACAGAAACTCCTTCTGACCCAACATTACCAATGTAAAAACAAAAAACAAACTTTAAAAGGTGATAGGTCAAACTTATCACCTTTTTTAATATTTATATGTTATGAAACTACAAAAAATTATCAGAAACATTTTGATGGAAGAAACTACTTCAATTAGTAAAGAAGTTGAATATCTACTTGGGAATCAAATCTATGTTGACGAGATATACAAACAATTAAGAGAAATACACCAAAACAATTCAAGAAATAACAAAGAAAATGTTCTAACATTCATCCAAGTTTTCTCAAAAAAATTAGATACCTTTTTTAATCAAATATTTTTAACAGGAACAAATGCTGAAAAGATATTAAATCTAATTAACAAAACATCAAATTCAGAGGTATCTCCATTATTAGAAAGTGAATCAACTAGTAGTTTGGGGTTTGAAAAGTTTAATGAGTATTTTAAGTATATGTACTACTTGTACAATGATATTCAAAAAGTTGTAAACGAAATCAAAGAAACCCCAACATCAGATATCAATACTTTGAAACCAAAAATTGAAAGATATTACAATTTAACAATCAAAGATAACAACTCAATGTTAGAGTTAATAAAAGCATTATTCCAATATCTTAAACAAAGTTATGGTAATATAAGTTCAGGTCAAACAACCAAGTCAACTGAAACACAAGGAGGATTTAATATTGATTGGAGTACCAAACAAATTGTTAAAAGATATAGTGACTCAACAATAATATTCTTATCACCAGAAAAAGTATTGGAAAGAGTTGGTAAAGATATGGGTTCAGGTTTTGATATAAGAAATCAAGGTG